GAAGAGGAAAAAAAGAAGGCAGACGAAGAGGCAAAAAAGAAGGCAGACGAAGAGGCCAAAAAGAAGGCAGACGAAGAGGCCAAGAAGAAGGCAGACGAAGAGGCAAAAAAGAAGGCTGAGGAAGAGGCCAAGAAGAAGGCTGACGAAGAGGCCAAGAAGAAGGCAGACGAAGAGGCCAAGAAGAAGGCAGACGAAGAGGCCAAAAAGAAGGCAGACGAAGAGGCCAAGAAGAAGGTGAACCCTCCGTCTGTTGTATTTATTGTTCCATACAGAGACCGAACACAACATCAAGAATTCTTTACTAGACACATGAAAACAGTCATGGCAGATATTCCAGATGAGGACTATAGAATCTATTATATTCACCAGACAGATACGCGCGACTTTAACAGAGGTGCTATGAAAAATATCGGGTTTTTGATGGTGAAAAACAAATATCCGAGCGATTATAAAAATATCACATTAGTGTTCAATGATGTAGATACAATGCCGTATACAAAAAATTTCTTGAACTACAAAACAAAAGTAGGCGTGGTAAAACATTTCTATGGATATAAGTTTGCGCTGGGGGGTATTGTATCCATAATGGGACAAGATTTTGAAAAAACATTAGGTTTCCCCAATTTCTGGGCATGGGGCTACGAAGACAATACATTGAAGAAACGCGTGGACAAGCACAATCTGGCTATTAGCTACGACCAGTTTTATCCAATAATGGATAAAAATATTTTACAATTAAAAGATGGGTTGAAAAAGATTGTTAACCGATCTGAATTTGAAGCATTTATGTCTAATACAGACAACACTGGTCATCATACGATAAGAAATCTTACTTATGAAATCAACGAAGAAACTGGGTTTGTCGATGTCAAAACATTTGACACAGAAAAACCAAATAATCCAAATGAAAACATCCCTTATGACCTTAGACAAGGAAACAAACCTTTTGCTGCTGGGCGACGACGCGCTGGAATGAAAATGGGATTTTAATCGCCATTATGAGATGCGACTACTAATTTGATAGCCAATCCAACTTCGTCTACCGTTTCCCAAATACCAGATATTTTGATAATATAGTGAATATTACCAACACTGGCTAAATCCGTAGATTGACGTCTCAAATCACGATATATTTTCATGCATCCCGAGTATAGCTGTTTGGACAATATGTTTGATATTTTTTTGTTGCTGTGATTTTGTCTTCTGTAATAGTCTAGAAGGTTATATTCAATGCGAACTAACTCTTGAATAACGCGTAAATTGTTTTCTTGATACGGATGAAACTGAAGAAATATCCCGTTTAGATGAGTCTTCAGTTCTATCTCTTGTAATGGTAGGTAAAAATATACACCATTCATGGTAAAAAACTGATTGGAATACAGTATTTTGGAGAATGTGCCTTCCACAATGACATTGTTTTTCTTTTCAAGTAAATAGGTGTTATGAATAGAATATTGATTTACCTTTAAAGCGATGTTCATTTATCTAATGAAGTAAATGAACATATGTTTATTATGTTTTGTTATATTTTATAATTATTCAGATGCAGGTTGTTTTTCTCCCTCACCGATTGTTTTTCTTAACTCATCAAGTTGAACATTGCGGTCGTCAATTTCTTTCTGTAACTCATCAATTTCTTTATCAAGACGTGTCATTTTAGAGAAGGTAGATTCCTCCTCGTCTTCGCCCTCCGTTTCGGGGGTTTCGTCTTGCGTTTCTTCTAAATCTTCTTCAGCGTCTTCGGTATCTTCGTTGTTTTCAAGTCCCTCCCTTAAATTTTTAGTAAAATGAGAAACTATGATGAACACGTAAAACACGACCAGAAGAATCATGATAGCCCTAGGAATATTTACAGATAATTTCATAATTATATTATAACATAATACTATATATTATACTAAATGACTGAGATATTTTCTACAAATACCATCTCTGTTCTTCCATCATGGAAAGGTGAAACAATAGAACAAATTACTACATCTATTCGTAAAAATCGCCGTAGCGGAACAATAGAATCGCGTAACTTATTTATCCCACAGCCTTTGAAAATTTATCGTCGTGAAATTGCGTCAACTAATGACCGGTGTAACCCAAGGACGTCTATGTCAATTGATCTACTAAATATGCCGAATGGTTCAATAATCAATTCTCGGGCATCTGATAAAAATGGTTTAGTCAATACACTGGATATACAGCGACCGAACAATGCTACTGAAATTCCTGGCAAATGTAGTGCGGAATGTGATATTAAATCGCCTCAGTCCAACGCATTGTCTCGTGTGAGGAGCAGTGGAATGATTAAAAAGAATTACGATCCTGCGAATAACAAGTCAAAATACTACACGAATGCAAACCAATATTTGAACAGTCGCAGTAAAACGTTTCAACAAAACCAATACAACTATATTCGCGAAGGAGATTCTACACTTACGCCAGGTAGCGGATTGTCTGTAAATAATTTGTATACACCTGCTGGACAAACCAACTGTGACAAATACCAGTTAAAGGTAGATACGAGTTTCAACTACGAGTGGATATCTGCTGATAACGGACAGATTCAGTTCACAGTAGACATATCCGCGGGATATTACGATGTATCAGACATCAACACAATATTACAGAATAAGATGATAAGTAACTACCATTATTTCTTGCAGCCAGATAATTTAACCAAGACAACTTTACTGGACATTCAAATTAATAATTTAACCAAACGTGTTCAATTCACGGCAACTCCAATTGACACTACTACGAACCTTCACCGTCCTACTATTTCTACGGAGGTAGGAGATGTTGCGGTGAATTGGACTACTCCTGCGTCGCCTACTGCGCCCAAGATAATTTTGAATGCTAGTATATTAGCGACTTCGCTTGGTTTTACAAGTGGAACATACCAGACCAATCTTTCTCCGAATATCGCCAGTTACAGACTACGCTATAATGTATTACATTATAAGCCGAACAATTATCAGTTTGCTCAACAAGGTGCGGTATCCTCCAGTGATCTAATCGCACGAAGAAGATACAACACCATTACTGATGCGGCAGCATCTTACAAGTCCGCGTATGGACTGCATGTAGCGAATGCGCTTGCTTACGGAGTGCCCGCAAATGGATATACAATCAAAGACAAGGTAGGTTATCCTAACAAAAAGACACCAAGTGTTGGTAAGGATGGTGTATACAAGGAGTGTACTGATACGAATATTCGCGGTGGATAAAATTGAAAGAGAGTAATTAGTTTGATATAATGTAAAACAACTATATCAAACATGAATGCTACTGCTATTCGTAATCACACCAAGCAGTTAAACCTATTACTTGATGAGTACAATGAGCTGTGTTGTATGCGCAAAATGTTGACTATCTATTCGGGGAACTACTTGCGGGTCCCTCAAGTAGATTCATTCCACTATATGATACGAATAGGCGCAAATACGTTTGCGCCACATATAGAAAAGCACCTAGAGAATATTTCTCTGCATATACGGAAACGATTAGTATGTGATCATGCGCATTATAATAACCTTAAATTTGTAAATAAAGACATCAAGTGTGGATTGAAACGGCACTTATTCCGCAGCAAATGTAAACAGAAAAATGTCATGTTCTTTGAGAATAAATATGTCCCTACAGACATTCAACTGTATATTTGTGGTTTTCTCAGCGCTCGCGATGCGTTCGCTATGAAATTCGCAGGCGCAACTCCGAATATATCTACATACAGAAGCACGCTAGAAAAAATGACATTGTTGCAACTACGAAACTTACCATATGTGTTTTCATACCGATGGGAGACGTATCATTCGAAAGCGTCTTGTATGATACGCGTTATTAAATCGTCAAAAAAGAAGGATTTGATCGACAAAATTGTAAATAATATAAGTATGTTGTCCAGGCATTTCAAAGAATATGCGGTTTCAAAAGAGACGATTCAGTCTATTAAGGAGGGATTCGCATGGCGGGGCGCGTTAACGGATGAAGCATTAAAAGAGAAATTGTGTTGCAATATATATACACACGGGACGGTTTGTAGTATATTCTACGACTCGTGCTATATCCCAACCGAATATGCGGCTGAATATTTACGAATATTCAAAATCATCAATACGTATGCTGATGAATTGGAACAAAAAAAAATAGGAAAAGAGAAACCGAAAAGAAAAAGGCGCGTTATTAAAGAGGAAGTTGTATGATGTAATTAATCATCAAATACATTGTATTCTACGTTATGCTTCATGCACCAGTTTATACATTTGCGTAGATTGTTTTTGATGAGATTGTTTATTTTATCTTGTTTGTGTTTGTTTTCAATTAACGAAACCGTGTAATGTATATTTTCTATTTGTTGTTGTCCAAAGATTGCGTTTAGCTCTTCTAATTTATTCAAAAAATATGAATTTACTGGAATGGTTAGAAACCGATATATATGTAGGCCTTCTTTTTTATTCGTCATTTTTTCAAACGCACGCGATAAAATCGGGAAAAACTGTTGGTTGGATGGGAATATAAACCCCTTGCATACTACGTATTTTTCCGAATTTGCGTATCTGCTGGTATGTGGCTTGACAATACTTACTTTCTCGTAAAAAGAAGATAATATATACAATAGGTCTACTGTGTGATGCATAAATGAATCAAATATTTTCAAAATGAAATTTCCACCTTGTTTCTGCATAACAAGCGCGAAAGCCATTTGCGCAAACAACAAATTAGAAATATGACTTTCTTGATTATTGAAATCACTAGAGAAATCAAACCCGCCGTCTCCAGTAACTAAGTCCATGGAGGAGCCGTATTTCTTCGCACAATAATTGAAATTTTCGGGTGATAGAATGTTCCCCGTTCCGTCTTCGCCGTTCTCAATAAATACGTTTTTATGTTGATGTAAGAAATGTTTTGTTTTTTTCCAAGCAGGGATGTTTGGGTCGTGCTTATCATCTAAGATAGTCATACCTATATAACGGTCATGGGGACATTTGCGCTGTTTACATAATGCTTCAATGAAACCACCTGGGCCTTCTGCTAGGTGAAAACTTTGAATCGGTTTAGAATTCACCTCTAGTTTGAATATTTTCATGATTTCAATCATTTTAAAATAGGACCGTGATAGTGGATTACATGATGCAACGTATTTATTTTTATGAGGAAGGTTCGTATGTATATACTCATACGGATTCGTATATTTTTTGAATATATCCCAATCTTTTTCTATTAATCCAATATGTTTTTTGATCTCATATAAATAATCGCACTGGGATTGTGATATGACGGATGTTTGTGGTGTATGTTTTTCAATATAGTCTATATATTTGTAAGTAAAAAAATTATTTCTAGGTAATTGATAATACGTCATCAAATCAAATAATTATTCTCGCTATGTAAATAGAAGAATTATTTTTATATCATTTCATATTCGGTTAATTTTTCTCTATCACCACTTTCTTTTTATTCTTTTTCACTTTTGTGGGTTTGACCTTTGTTTCTTCCTTTTCTAACTCTTCAATTTGAACACTGATCGTCTCGGGTTCAGTTGCCACTTTGCTTGTCATATTTACATTCCTAACCTTCTTGAATACGAAATAGCGATTCATAAATGAAATACGCTTTTCTTCTGGTGTCATATAAAGTGCTTGACCAACGTCGTTTTTCATACGCGGATTTTGCGCAACATTATCTTCCATTTGTTTGAATAAATCAGAAAACATACCTGTTCCACTGGGTAAGTTCATGTGACTCGCTTCTTCATTTGAAATCACGACAAATCCGTAGTTCTCCATCTCCCTGGTAAAGAAGTCAAAGTTGACGAGGTATTCAACAAATGTTTTGTTAATGCTTTCTTGATATATGTTAATATTGTATCCTAGACTCATTTCGTCGTCTGGAAAGCCGGTTTTGCTATACATCTTGGTAATTTCGTATATTTTTCTACCATCTTTGATGATGGGCATACTTTCACCTTGTTCCTTGTTTTTCAACATATTAAATACAGTCATTCCATCATAACATGTTCCGATGAAGTGTCCATCTAACTTCGTGCATTCGGTTAGATTACGTATAAACTCGTGAATCGTCTTCTTGTTTTCAAAGAAATAATGCATCGCGAACTGACAAGAGCTGATATTAAATCCTTGTTCGGCAATACCATATTGTTTGTAGACTCCTTTGCCTAGAAGTTGTAGGTCTTTGGGTCCATTCCCAAATAACGCTTTTGTTATCTGTTTATCTTTTTCGGTTTCAAAAGCATTCCCGCTACGAATATTCACTCCACTATTGCCGCGCACAAACAATGCCTTCATTGGATTCTTATTGAATTTTTTTAATAGATTCAGGTAACGAGCACACGCACCATCAATACGATTATAAATGTTGTCGCGAGCCACGTCAATGCCAAATACAAACTTTAGCTTTGATTTTGACCATTTTGACAAATCACCTGCTTTTCCTACGGCATAGTCAATCAATGTATCTCCGCGATTTGAGACGCCGGTAATTAGAGAGCGTTTTACAACCATGTTGTGAAAGTCGCGCAAGCTCTGGGTGCTTGTCTCTTCGTTTGAACGACTATAATACACATCGTTTTCCTCTTCATATTCGGGAATGTTTTCACCGGTAGTCATCATGGTATCCGTAATCGGGTGGTGAATGGAATGCCAATTGCTATTAGCGACGTGGTATGCGTTTCCATAATTCTTGAGGCCTGCTTTTAGTTCAGCAGTCTTATCGTATCTTACTCGCAGCGGCACCCATTTCCATCCATCCTTGTTCTCCTGGACATATTTGAATTCAACAATGGTGTCTTCTTCAAAATATTCACCTTCTTCGGAGATTAACACCATGTTGTCGCCTTGTTTTTTCAGAATAACGTTACACACGTGCGCATGTTCATCGTATGGATGAGTCGGAACAAATGGAACCGGTTTATATTCATCATTGCTATCTACATTGTCTGCTGATGATATGGTATCGTTGATGATGTCCTGACAAGGGTTGAGATAACCATGTTTTCTCTCGTCATAACCGCATCTTAACGTGAGCGTTTTGTATTGGACAATATTTGTATTTGATACTAAGTCTAATCCGTCTTGATAAATATTGGATACTTTGTCTTTTCCTGTCTCTGTTTTTTCTATGGAAACGAGAAAGTCAATCGTATTGTATTGAGGAGGTTTCCATTTGAAAGATGCGTCCCATGTCGTTTTAAATAGACTTCCAGGTTCACTGTCTTCACTGTTAGCGCCAACTGGATAATACGCGGGGGTAAAGATTAATCCATCTGTCTCGTATTCATAGTTATCGTCTTTTACCTTAGACAGAATATAGGAACAGGCTTTGAATATAGTTAAATCCTCGCTGCTTTGGTAGAATTCCTTTACTTGGATACGAAGATTAGAATGTTGTTCTTTGTTTTTGGGCTTCACCTCGCCAGTTTGTTTTGTATCCATAATAGAAATCGCCTCCAGTTCGTTGACATATGTATTCAGTAAGCTCAACCGGCATTTCCCGGAAGGATCTTCTTTATTGCGTAATGTAAATGGAAGATGTCTGACTGACTTGTTGTTAATATAGTACACATCAAATCCTGCGTAAATGTTCACCGCCTTCCTATTTTTATCGTATTTGATGAATTCGCCGTCAATAAGACTGTGAAACAAGGATGTTTTTGTTGTCTTGGAACCAGTAAAGATGATACGCATGTTTGTATCAATCATATATATTTTTCCATTTTTGTGTATATACAACATTCGCCTTTCGCCATCCGCCTTGTCAGTTACTGTATAATCTTTCAATATCGTTTTGTGCTCATTCTCGTTATCAGATTGAATAATATTTGACAGTTGTAGAGTGTAAGAACTAGGTCCTGTAAAATGCTTAGGTAAGATTCGTTTGTATTCGTATTCTTCTCCATGAATGGTCGTCATATACTCCTTGAGAACCTCGTCATGTTCGCTGTAAGGAATGGGATATTTGGTGTCTTGAATACCGGACAATACAATACGGATTACTTTACGTAACTCGGTAAGAAGTTTCTCTGCGGTATCATATTCAGTGGAAGAACCGACCCGCGTGTTATCTATCTCCAATTCAATCTCGTAATTCTCTACGTTTGAAAAGACCTCGGCGTCCTGAACGTTGTATTGAGGGATGGGAACACGGTTGTTCGTTTTGGAACTTTTAACAATTGTCAAATCCGCGAAAATAGGATACGTCTCGTGATAGAATCTAACTCTGTTTAGTGACCGGAACATTTTTTTTGAATCTAACCATTTGGACATAATATTTCGTGCAATGTTGCTATGGATATTGAAATCTTGCTCTTCCTGGTAAGATACACGAAAGTTGAAGTCCTCCATGTCCAGTTTTTGAATGTAATTGTTCTGTTTATCGCGAGGCGTAGATTTACGTGTGAATTTGATTTTATTAAATGTATTTGATGGCATATTTATCAACTTTTGAATGTCATTCGTTTCGCAGTATTTCTGGATTAAATCAGTTCCTACTATTTCAGCACGGATATTTGACATTCTTGTTTGTCCTGTTCTGGGATCAGTATACTCATTTTGGATGCGCAACATTTGATTTCCATTATTATTCTCAGATTTGAATCCGCACGAATACAATTGTTTAATTACATTGTCGTAATTCGTTTTTGTAATGGGTTTTCGGATACGCGGATTTGTTCCAAAACGAATCTCTAATTCGCTAGTTTGATTATTTGTAGACAATAGAGGGTTACTTTCTAAATATAGGGCTATGATTCTATTAAATTCATCTGTCTTTTCCCGCATGTTGTTACTTGTACGTTGTTTTGTTGAATCCATAATATAGAATCTTATATAGTAAAATCATATATTATTTTCCTCTAATCAATTTTGTATAACTTACCAACGAATCGTTTCTAATATGGAATCGTATAGGTCGGTCTTCTTTACTTTTTCGCTTGGCAATTTAAGTTTTTCAGCAATCTTAATCAGATCCGCTACCTTGTATGCCGACAAACTTTTTAATGTCTTGTTTAATCCCTCTAAACATACAAAATCGTTGTGTAGGTTTTCAACACAACTTGCGGCAATTGGCTCCGTTTGTAACTTATATTGCCCAAATCCGTCAACGTAAATAAAATAATTCGGTAGTTCAGAATCAAATACAAACGGCAAATAGCTGCGTTTTTCCTTGTTGATGATATATACATTGAATTTATAAAAACATAGATACGCATAGACATTTACGAGCGAAGTAGATTGTAAATTAATAGACAAGTCTGCCAGAAGTTCTACCATGGCGGTTTTGGTAAATTTGTGGTTGACTTGTTTCAATAAGTTTGTGTTCGTTTTCAAATAGTCCATAATCTCTTGGTTTACTTCCATTTTCTTTACCCCATAGTTTCTATAGATTGCGTCGTATTCGCCCGAAGAGTACATTGCTACATACAAACACCAAAACAAAGAATCTTTTTGAGTAGGGGTAAATAGGTCAAATGATTGAATTGTTTCTGTTTTTGGAATAGGCTGGTTGTATACTTTGCTAATATTCTCGGTTTCTGGTGATTTTTGGTATGTATCTACAACTGGTCCTGCGTCTTTCTTAAAAACAAATGGGTGTAGTGTTTGTATCACATCTTTTACATTATTGTTTTTATGAAAACAATAAAATACGGAATTACCAATAGAAGTCATTGTTGCGTTGACGATTATACAGTGCTATATGATACTGCAATATTGTCTTTATCTTCTTTTTCATTAAGTAATGATTTTTTAAACTCTTCCTTTTGGTATTCTAAAGTGGCCAGATTGGTTAGTTTTTCTTTGGTATACTCAATATACGTTTTCATATCATTCAATACCTCGTCCGACAAATACGACATGTTTACAAAAACGCCACTTTTGTTTTCATTCAATTTACATAGACGCTTTGATAGCATCTTCAAAATTTCTATTTGGTCTTGTTTGTCCATTTCTTCTATACTATGCTTGATGCTCTCTAATTCGCTGGACGAATACATATTATCTGACGACATTCTTATTGATATCTACGCGGTAAAGTTTATATGGTTTTTTTAATATCGTATATATATAAATTCATAGTAGTGCCAGCAATATACTTCCAATACCATATTCATTGAACCATGTTGATTATGCATGTTTTCAGGAGATTTACCAAATATGTAATACTTATAATGGTATTCTACCGAGTCGTCAAATATTTGTATACGCAAATCTAACGTGTCATTGTCTATATTATTTTCGGCGCGTTCGTGCGATGTCAACCGATTTGGTAATATACATCTTTGCGTTCCGTCCGGGGAAACGCCTGAAAGAATATTATAAACAGTCTCCATTGTCTCGGGTATTGTTACCTTATTATATATATGAAAACTTCTACGCACTTCAATATCATCTACATACGATATGATGTGTCGCCATAATTCGTTTGGTATATACTTAACCATTTACAATAAAAAAATATTTTTCATAATACAAATATTTTTCTCTTTCTCTCATTTACTATCTCTCATTTACTAACTCTCCCATACAAACTATATACGGGTCATTCAGTTCAAACCGCGTGCCGATAACACGAACCAGTATCTTCTGATTCGCTTCAATATTATTGAACTTTTTATCGTTGTGAAAATGGTCTCTCGCAATAAATATATGAATAGGGATAGAACCTTCGTCGTCCACTACTTCACCATGAATACCCGCTTTGGTAATTGTCTTTGTTGAGCACTCGGTGATCATCCCCTCTACAGGATGACAAACCATACATTCATATATGGTATCGAATATAATCTTTTCATTCTCTACAATTCCGCTTGTGTAACTTATAACACGAACCGAGTTCGGCTTGATAAACCCTTCTGGACTACATTTACCCTGAATCGTTTTTGAGATAGACTTCTCTAAATTAGATTTGATGTTCTTCCCAATTTGGTTCATATTCAGCGAAATCTTTTTTGTAAGCACAGACTTTGTATATACATCTTTGCGTAGTTTGCGATCTTGAGGTTGTTTGGTTTCCATAACTAATATAAGAGTAGAAAACTTTTGTGTATACATTGTTTGTGTCAAATTATCTAATTCAATTTTATAGTTTATCTTTTTATTCCAATCAAATTGTTAATAATTGCTTCTTCTTTGCTGAAAAACCATTTCTTACCGCTGTCATTTATTTTCTCCATGTGTCGTAACAATATCTCCATAAGAGCGCATAATCCTGTTCTGTAGACGCCATTTGATTTTTTGGTCACTATCTTTTTGTTATTTTTCACTTCTTCCACTTCTATTGTTTGTGAGATATTTTTGTCGTTGTACACATTCTTTGATAAGATGGAATTCAGACGTTTTATAATATCAGGCTTGCCTTTTGTTTCACAGAATATACCGACCGAATTTTTCTTCTCAGACAAATCTTTCATTTTGAAATCAACATTGTCGTTTTTGGATAAATACATAAACCCGACTGTTTGGTTGTATGTGGTCTTTGGTCGGATAAATCTTTTTATTATGCTTGTTTTATAGTCATCTACATCCATTTCTTCCACTTGCTTCCACACACTCTTGTTTAGTTTGTCTTGTTCGTATATAACATAACTAGTAGTATCGCCGAACGTCGTATACAGAAGAATGCCATTCTTGTCGTCAGTGGAGGTAACCGTTTTCTCGTCAAAATATTGTTTTATATATTTTGTCATTTCGGATGGTTCATCTGCGTTTGTTGGCAATTCATTGTATATATGTTGCATCAAGACGAGTCTATCCTTCAATATCATCGTGTCTAAATTGTGATAGACCAAGTATTCAATATATTCGTCTTTTGTGATGTTGTGATTCTTCATAATCATACTCATTACATTTCCAGCATGTTTATACCAATTACGAGAACCGTGTGCTAATAACTTATCTTTCGCATTTATACATGTTTCTATGTTCTCAACAACGCCATTTATAACATTGTTGAAGGATTCTACGTTTTCTAATTCGTTATCCACCATCGTAATTTTGGTTTGACGCTTCGCTGGGACCTCTATTTTCACACTGGAACGTTTATAATCTACCGGAATACTTCTCTCGTATATACTTGCGTGCTCGTCATTCATCTCAATGGGTTGAAAAGCATATACATCGCCATTGTTAACTAAATATCCTCTTCGTCCATATTTATCAATAAGGTAGTCGTGTTTGTTTTGTATGAAGCGCGTCAAAGCGAAGTCTATTTCTTCAATCGGATATTGTTTGCGAATATTCGTCGCATGAATTAATGTCTCGCGCGTATAAAATGTTTCTTCTTTGAAAAGTTCTCGTATGCGTTTTACAATTTCATTGTAATTCATTTTGATAAAATCATTATTATAGGTTGTGTCAATTATATTTACATTGTCAATATCAATGTTAGGAGAACATGTGTATTCGCAATTATCTAAATAATCACACATACTCGTAAATGGTTTGTCGCCTATTTGGAAATCTACTTCGTGTCCACTTGATGTATTGATAGTGACTTCTTTGTTCTCGGTTATCGCCATTAATTTCTCAACTGTGAAATTGCTTTGTCCAATATTAAGCAAACAATCCACCGATTGCTCTTTTAACATACGTGTAATCTCGCCGATTCGTTTGGCTTTCTTTTCAGCAAACCGATACACATACATGTCTGCGGTTTCATGTTCTTCAATCGGTGCTGTGCTATGATAATATATTTCTACATTTCTCTCCTCAAATGGCAACTTACAATGGCTTAAATTACGAACTGCTCTACCTACAATCTGCTCTGTGCGATTCATATTATACCACGGTTCCATCAAGTGAACTTGACGAACGTTTTTAAAGTCCAATCCTTCAGCGGCAGCACGGGTAATCAAGATGACTTTCACCAATTCTCCATTCTTGTTGTCTTCGTTGGTCACATATTTCAAATCGTCCAGATTGTTAGGCGAGAAGTGTTTGTCTCCGGTAATCATCACATATCTAGCCGGTCGGAATGTCTCGCCATCAAAGTTATTTTTGGTGACCATATCTATACTATCTAATGGTTCAATCGCAGGTTCACGCTTCGCTAGCAACGATTTTGTATACGGTGCACTTCCGTAGCGAGAGAACCCCATCTCCTCCAAAGCAAGTGCCATCGGAACAACACCTCCGTCAATATAATGAGAATATACGATAATGATGCCCTTTGACTTGACTATTTTGTTTGCAATATTTGACATTTTGTGACTATATTTATAAAGATTATCAGGATGAAACACGCGTCCATAATCTTGTAATATTTCTGATTTATAGTCAAAATTGTAACGCAACATGTAGTCTTTTTGTGCAGTTTGATGGTCCATGATTTCGCTTAGCCCAGACTTTCCAATATAACTTTTCACCAAGCTTTCAGACACCGTGGATGCGTCGTCTAACGACAAATTATCCAGTTCTCGGTTTGGATAGACAATATTCAATGATTCTAGCAACTGCTGTAGAAAAGTATACCCGAACTTTTCCATGTTCTCAAAACTCGGGAAAGTATCGTTATCTGTAGATGTTCCCGATTTCTGCTTCAAATACGTCATGATTGCCAAATATCCTTTCTCTTGATAAGGATCCATCTTGTTAATGTATACAGGTAGGTTCTCTATTTTGTTGTCTATTTCCTTCCCGTTTAGTTGATACTGGGGATATTCTATTTCTTTGAGTGTATTGCCTGCTTCAAATTGGTCCGGATATACACGATACGGGAATGTGTATGGGTTCTCGCCTCTTACATATGAAACATATCCTGTGAGTTTACGCTGTAACAGTGTTCTTCCTCCTTCTCTTGTATCATCGCCTTCTATAAAATTTCCTTCTTGGTCAAAAATTTCATTCTCCTTCACAGTGCTTCGTTTATCTACCATATTTAACAAATTCACTGTCCATACAATCTCTTTATAACTGTTATACATCGGGGTTCCAGAAAGCAGCAACAATCGGATGTTCTCCGCATGTTGTATCACTTCCATCAATAAGGTAGCAGTCTTCTTTTTTTCCTTGTTATCGTCTGATATCCGAATGTTGTGAAATTCGTCAATAATAAACATATGATTGTTAAAGTGCTTGCGTATTTTTTGAATTTTCTTCTGTTTTAACAATTCATTGTTATCCTGTGTTGAGCTAGACGACTCCAGTCGCCTTTGAATGTAGTTACCAAGTTCTCCATATCCAATAAAACGGTAATGTTCATTAATGAGGGTATTCATTTGTGATACAATTTTATCCTTTGGAATATTTTTCATAGCAGTTGGATTTATCTCTTTCAATAACTCATTTCCGATACACGTATGCAAATTCCATTGGTCGCCAATCTTGACTAGTTTTCGTTCATCAAATAGTTGCATACGGAAATTGCTTTGAACATTGGGCGAAGCTACAACGAATATTTTTTGTTCCAATCCAATTTGTTTCATATAATTACGCATTTCTTCGGCAACACCAATCGCACTACATGTTTTACCTGTTCCGAGACCATGATATAACAATAGAGCGTTATACGGTGTTTGAAAAGACAAAAAGTTTTTCACAAACATCTGATGAGGCATCAAAGCAAACTCCTGGTCACACATTCTTTCGGCTTGTTCCTTGATATTTTTGATTGTTCCGTCATACCGGATAGAATTGAATTCCTTTCTAGATGCAATTTTTGCGTTGAAATCGGAATCGTCTAGATTGGGGTATAAAAACTGATAATCATCTTCAGTAGAGGGGGTTTCGCGCATAATTCGTTCATTTTGTTTATTTGTTTTATTGTAATCAATTGTATTTACGTCACCTGGCAACAATTCTAATTTTGATAATAACTGTTTCTCTTTATCAGATAATTCTACATTATCTATCCGAGAAATATCCAAATCCTCGTCTTCGTAATGTAAATTAGATATGTCTTCTTCTTCCTCTTCTTCTTCTTCTTCTTTCTCATTTTCTTCTTGTTCTTCTTTTTTTTCTTCTTTCTCTTCTTTTTCTTCTTCTTTTTCTTCTTCTTTTTCTTCTTCTTTTTCTTCTTCTTTTTCTTCTTCTTGTTCCTCTTTCTCATTTTCTTGTTCGGTGGACTGTAACAATCCTCTCTTCTGTTCCAAACAAACAATCCAGTTGATGAACTGAGGTTTTAACCTAGCACCCATGATGCTTTCTGTATTCGGATCAGGAATACCTAACATGCGAATTAATTGAGCACGCAATTCTTTAATTGTCGTCTTTTTCAATTCATTCGCTCGCGCTATCTCTACTGGGTTCTCAATCTTGTATTCATAATTACACCCTTCAATTAATTTACGGGGCTTCTTTACAATAAGTTCGCATTCGCCAGTAGATGTATTGCGACGATGTCCCTTAGGGCACCGTTTATTTGGCTTATCTTGCGCATCAATCTGATTGTCATTCTCTGATGGCATCAACAATCGGTTTATCGCAGCGTCTACCAATAAATTAGTATCGGAAACTTCCATTGGTTCCATACGAATCAATTCTTCAATCGGCTGCTTTTTCTTAGTTACACGCTTGGATTCAGTTGATTTACTTTTTTTTGTATTTCTTGGCATAAGGGTGTGTAAATATATGTATATAGAATAAACATATATTTCTGTTGTTTTTTAATAAAATAATACTGGCTTGTGATAAGTTAACATATTATCTAAATTCGTTAACATGTGCTGTTTTTCTAAATTATACGGTCTCATACACTGAATACATTGTTCTAGTGTCTTCCACTCAATCTTACTTACCTCAATCTTGTCGTATTTACATGGCCTAAGCGTATCATTATAAGTCATATGCGTGATATAATATTTATGTTTATACGATTTATAATTGGAACCAGTAAAATTTTCTTCAAATGGAAAGATATTTTGAATACTATGCAAATAATCAGTAGATATACCGGTTTCTTCTCTGAACTCACGCAAAGCGCATTCAAAATCCTTTTCTTGAAAATTGCGTCTCCCTTTTGGAAATCCCCATTCTGGCTCTTCCCACTGCGCGTATTGTTTACTTTCATCTATGAGGGAGGCAAGATTATAAAAAGTCTGTTTGTTGTAAATACCATCTTTAATGATTTGAAATTTATTTCTAGATACAGTTTCTTCCTGTTTATATTGGTTAGATAACCGATTGTTTCCCCAAACCGAAAACCACAACTCATCAAAACTTTGTGTATTCAGTATAATCTTTTCATGTTCAGTCATCTGTTTTAACATATTCATAATGTAATCTTTATTGTTAACGGAATATTTCCCCCGCATAAAATCAATAAATCCAAGAGTATCTTTTCTTCTTATCATCAAATATTCTTTTTTATTGTTACTGACTCTGTATGCGATGATACCTACACTTGTTATAGGCATTTTGCATTGACTATACGAGTGTCCTTCCTTTCCGCAGTTATTACAATAATTATCTGCGCTCATAAAATAATAAATAATAGGGTTTCTTAGTATTATAAAAAGGTAATCTTTATATATATTGTAAATTATGAAGTTTGATGCGAATACATGGGGACCTCATTATTGGTTCTTCTTACATACAATCGCGGAGTTCTATCCATTGACACCAAACGAAGTGACCATAAAAAAACATTACGAATTAATAACGAACATGCCTTTATTTATACCAGACGAGCAAATGGGAAACAAATTTAGTGAAATATTAGACAAATATCCCGTGTCTCCCTATTTAGATAATCGGGATTCATTCGTGCGTTGGATGCATTTTATTCATAACAAATACAACCACATGCTCGGAAAAGAAGAAGTATCGCTCGCCAAATCGCTGGACATGTATCGTGAGCAATATAAACCTCAAAAAGTATCGTTTATGGACAATATACGACTAAAATCCAGATATATTCATTTCGCATTTATTATCGTTCTAATCATGATGATTTATTTGTATTATAGCGATTAACCAAAGATACAGATACGAATTATATCTAATTATATGTTAAATGAGATTGGAACTTGTTATATTGTTACTAGCAGGTTTTATTATAGCGAATATTTACACAGATGGAAAATACGTAAAAATAATGATGACATGGAAAAAATACTATCAAATGGCCGGCGTGGGATTAGCAGCTATGTTTTTTTATTATATTGTGAAACACAACCCATTGAGGGCACGTGAAATGTTAGTCACGTCAAACGAATATATAAAGTATTTACCCGTTGACAAAAGCACTACGAGTATGATATCCCCTATTCTAGATTTTACAACCAAGCACCCGTATTTTCAAGACAGTTCAACGAAACCCATTCTCCCGGTTCACAATACACAAGAATACCAAGGTGGTCAACGCATAATGAACTCGGGAAAATCCGGCACAAAACGTTCAGTAAGCGAAACGAAAAAGAAATTTGTAGCTTCAAGACAGAACTGGTCGTGTGATGATTGCAAAAGTCAATTGAGTGCTTGGTTTGAAGTGGATCATATTGTCAGATTGGAACATGGTGGAGGCAATCATGTAGATAATTTAGTTGCTTTGTGTAGAGAATGTCACGGAAAGAAAACCGCCATGGAGAATCTCTAAGATATGGTATCTAGAGAAACCGAAGTTGAATAAAATATCCATTTATAATATACCATAACTACATTATAAATGAATACCACACAAGAACCAGATTATATAGAAAAAGGATTCCAGAAATTCGGTAAATTGAATAAGAATCTATCAAATACAATTGACAATACCAATAAATTAATAACTGAACGAGTCGCAAATGCTGCCAGTCAATCAACTCTTCGTAACTCGATAGGACCACAAGGGTTTGTCGTGATAATTATAGGAATTTTTATCGCGTTTATGATGTTTACTTCTAATTATGCGATGTCTATGACAACTGACACAACTTGGTTGTCGATACCTATTCTGTTATTAGTCGGCTATGGATTATACGCCGGCGTAACATCCGGTTCCACTGCAAATAACTGGATTTCATCAGCATTAAAAATCACCACCATGGTAACATTTAGTATGGTGATAGCATCTCACTATGTTCAAGTATCACAGGAGACAAGCAGTGCGGCAAGCTACATGTATTCTATCGTGTCGGTGTTGTTCTTGTTTGTTTCTATGGCGATTTTATTCTACTTTGCGGGTGAATATATAAAACGACTTGAAGGATTGCCTGGATTGATCATTCAGTTTTTATTTTATATTCCTTGTTTACTGTTACAATTTATCAGTTATATCAAGAAAGAATACAATGATACAACCAGCACAGTTATCTATTTGTTCGTGGCGGAATTACTATTAGTTTTACTCTACGTCTACTTACCGAAGATTACAAAGCATCTATTTATGAAGAAAGGAATCAAATTGCTACCTGGAAACGCATTTTTAGATACTCCTCAAGTGATAGCAAACAGCGAAAAATTAAAGATGGAATCAACAGACACATTGGATACACTCCCCGTCTATCGGCGTAATTACGCTACATCGTTTTGGTTATATTTGAACGACCAAGGTTCTAACTACAAGGCGTATTCAAAAGAAGCGAATATCTTTAATTACGCAGGAGGAGCTCCCCATGTAGTGTATGAAAATAACATAGACGAAGACAACGGAAGAAGCAACTTGGTCATTTATTATACAAATCGCGACAGCAAGAGCAAAGATAAAATAAAAATAAAAATAAAGAAACAGAAATGGAACCATTTTGTATTTAATTATTCCTACAACTACTTGGATGTGTTTGTTAACGGGAAACTAGAAAAATCAGTTTCACTACAAAAAATTGAGCCAAAATACACGCCTTATGATAATATAACTATCGGAGACAACAATGGTTTAGACGGTGCGATTTGTAATATTACTTATTACAAAGTGCCGTTGTCTAAAAGAAACATCACAAACGAATACAATTTACTTGCTCATAAAAACCCCCCTATTGAAACAGAATTTATCCCCAAAATATGATAGATGGACACCGGTAAAGAAAGAGTTTTCTACACGACGATTAATTTATATTTTTTTATAGCCATAAAATATATAAATATGAATACAACAGTCATTGTTTTAGGAGTTATTATTATTTTATTGATTTATGTTTTATACTATTTCATGTCTAATAGTTCCTCTAGTCTTACTTCTAGTGCAAATTTAAAGCAACCCCAAGCTCCGATTACAAATATTGAAAAAGCAAACAATTCTCGTTATGGTTACACGTTGTGGCTATATGTGAATACATGGGATAACAACGTGGAGAAGACAATATTTAGTAGAGAGAATAACATGAAGGTCTATTTGGATAAGACAGCTCCTTTGTTGAAACTGGATATGTTAATGTCTGATGACACAACGGAAACTATGCTAATTACTGATAATTTCCCTCTTCAGAAATGGGTGTGTCTAGGTATAAGCGTGGACAATCAATTTGTAGATGCGTATATTGATGGGAAATTAGTGCGTTCCCAAAGATTGTTTAAGACGGGAACAAACTCTATGCCAAAAGTCCCACCCTCATCTGATACTCCCCTAATTATTGGAAACATGGAGGGAAAGTTTGACGCCTATCTTGCTGCGTTTAATCGTTGGATTTCTCCATTGGACCCCAAGACTGTGTGGGAAAATTATTTAGATGGAAATGGGTCAAACCGACTATTAAACGTGTTAACTGCATATAGTGTAGACATTGCCATTTTAAAGAACGAACAGGAACAGTCACGATTCTCTATTATTTAGACATGTGAAAGTTAAAAACAGGATAAATACAGAATTGTATGGTTATAATTTTTATCATTATATTATAACAATATATATGAACACTCAGTCTGTAAATACACCAACTTTAGGTAATCAACTTACAAACAATTTATCGGGCGTTATGGAAAAAATACCAACGCAACAGAGTTTCCAAGAAAGCATAAGCAATATTGGTAACACTCTACAAAACACCTCTGCGCAATTAGGTGAGTCATTCAATGAGTTTTCTAAGCAATCCGCAACTGTTCCCGAAGCAACGACTGGATTTCTACAATCTAACACCATCATCGCAAAATTCGCATTTATCATACTGGTTCTCATTGGAATGCTTATTCTTCTCAATATAGGCGTTCTTATTGTTAGCAAACTATTTGGACCGTCAGACAATCCTTACTTAATAAATGGAATGATAGATGGAAATAATTCGATGGTAATTAAACAAGACCCAAAACAAGGCGAGTCTACCACTATTTTACGCTCAAATAACGAGGATAGCGGCGCTGAATTCACATGGTCTTCTTGGTTATATATCAATGATTTAGGAAACCAAGACCAACAATATCAGCACATTTTCAGTAAAGGAGACGGACAATTTGACTCAATCACCAATCTGGCTTCTATTAATAATGCTCCTGGGGTGTATTTAGAGCCAAAGACAAATAATTTACATGTTATTATGAGTACAGTGAAATATGGCGATTCTAATACTTCGGTTGTAATCGATAATATGCCTATCAAAAAGTGGATTCATTTAGCGGTTCGCTTACAAAATAAGGTGGTAGACGTATACGTGAATGGCGTTTTATCAAAGCGAATTGTGTTAAACAATGTTCCTAAGCAAAACTACAGTGATGTGTATATCGCTCAGAATGGTGGATTCAATGGTAAGTTGTCTAATCTCCGTTATTATAATTCGGCATTGAACGTGTTTGAGCTGAATCGTATCGTGCGTAAAGGACCAAATCTTACTGTAAAAGATGCGAATTTAAATACCGATTATTTCACGTATTTATCAAACTATTGGTATTATTCAAAGTAATCATCGTTATATTATATAGTCATAATCTATTATATAATATGTCTTCAGACGTAAGTGGAGTATGTCTACAAAGAAAAAAACAAATGTTATTCACAATACCTCCCATTCGTCTTGAAACATCCTCGCCTTATCAAAATTATACAAAATTTCAACTAGATATGCGACGTAAAGCAGAAGTATTGCAATATACGGGCAACAGCCAAGCATCCAAGGGAAATAATTTGACGAAGAAACAACAAATGGCGCAAATATTATCAGGTAAATATCAAAATTCAACATATCCTGGAACAATCGTTCAAAACGTAACAGAAGTTCATAACTCTCTATACGACATTAGTGAAAATTCCTATTCTTACAAAACCATTTATTCTAATATAGATACGAATTGTAATAATAATGAAACTATCTATACGTCAACGCGTTCGTCGGGTGTTCCTGGTCCACCTATGCTTTTGTACAAGGACGATTCGGTGCCATTATATAATTACAAGACAAATACAGAGGCTTCCGCTATAGTAACCGACGAAGATACGGATGAATGGAGATATCATATCACCGAAAATATATCGGTTCTTCATAATACGAACGTGAACATATTTTCAATGGCGGTTCAATATGGTATTAAAAGCCCCCAAAACACATACAACTTTAGCATTCCTTACGGGATGTTTGTGCGCGGGACTTCAAAAGGAAATATACACCCCGGATATTCGTTGATTGTTAGTCTCTCTACAACCACTCCATTTAATATATCCGTCCTGTATAATGATAGTAACGTAACGGACCCGAATACAGGTTCCGCATTAGAACTCAATACTATTTATACAGATTCTTCATTTAATATTGATATAAGTGAAAGTAATATTCAAACAAATGTAAGAAAAACGTTTGAAGCATTTTCATATGGAGGTACGATCAAGGTATCAAATATGAATCTGTATACAGAGCGCGGATTTGTCTATGACATTACGTCAGTGCCCAAAGTATCGCTGACTGCTCCATTAGGGTTTACAGATTATTTTGATAATATTGAATACGGAATTGTATTTAATACCAAACCGTTTCCGCTTTATACAAATAAAAATTGTACGATAGTAGATAAACCATATCCACCATATAGACCATTCGAGTTAAATGGAAATTCTATCGTATAACGCGATACAACTCTATAATATGATAAGAATGCCATATCATACTATACTTATCTTGTTAACAAATAATCCTGTATAGATTCAGGATGTTTTTTCATAAATTCAATGTCAAATTCATACTCTTCTAGACGACAACGCATAAAGTTCGCGGTGAATTTATAAAACTCCAATACCACTATACAATGGTCAACAAAACTATTTGAGAATTGTTCGCGGTTCACGCAGTCCCGAAAAGGATACAACAAACGTTTAATATCTCTGATGGAACTGACGGGTTCAAAAAAGTGCCGTGCGTCTTCATCGTCCTTTGTATACCTATCGTATAAATCAAACAAGTGAGGCAAATAATCGGTAATTCTGTCAAACTTTTCCAACATATCTTCCCTATAGTCTTCATACAGATACAAGTGGGTTTCCTTGACGTAGTGAAGCAACCATTTGATTTCATGTATCATTTTATCAGTTACTTTTAATGCGCGGTCATTCACGTATACATATTCAAATTCTTTATATCTTTGGTAAGTCGGGCTACATTCTATTTGTGTTTGAACCATTTGACCCATCATAATATTAATCTCATCCATCATCTGGTCTTGAAATTCACTATAATCAATATTATGCAGTAAATCCATTATGGTATTGATTGAAAAATTGTATTTATATGGTTCTCATTCTTGATATAAAATTGAATATCGGTAGACTTAACTGATGAAGGTAACACAAAACACAACCCAGCGATGTTTAAAATTACAGTAAATCAGTTGGAGATTCCTTACACGGATTATACCTTTACAGGTGAGGTAGTAAAAAGAGATGATAGTCTCATTGATATTCCGAAATATCATGCGTTTGTAGAAGAACTAGAAGTAAGCGTTGTGCCAAAAAAAGGAAGATTATACAAAAATGGAGCGCATGTATATACTGGTAAATTCACAAAGGATGGACTCTACACAGGACAAGCAGTATTATATTATAGTAATGGAAACATACGATATGAAGGCGAATTTAGACACCATAATTACAGTGGATTCGGTAAAGAATATGATAAAAAGGGCCATCTACTATACGAAGGTGAATGGGTGAATGGTCTTCAATATGGAAAAGGAAAACAATATGAGAATGATATAATGATTTATGATGGTTACTGGTTTGAGGGCGCAAAGACAGGAAACGGAATTGATTATTCGTCTAGTTCATGTATTTACGAAGGATTGTGGAAAGACAACATGTGGCATGGACGTGGAACTCACTACTGCGAAGACGGTTCAATCATACACACTACCTGGAGTTGTGGAAAGAAACAGGGTTTTGGAAATATTGAGTTGCCCGATGGGACATTTCATGTAAACTGTGAATGGCACAATGACCAACTAATTCAAGAAGGGGAACATATGTTTCCTTCTAGGCGTCTAAAACAAACCAGAAATGGATACAGAGTGGTAAAGTAAAAACAATAGAAACGATAAAAAATGAAACATAAGATGATATGTAGAAATCTTATGTTTTTCATTGCATGGTTAATTGACTTGTGTAGCCTCGCTCTTCAGGGGATGTTTGTTCTGTGTCATAGTAGGGTTCAAACAAGTCTCAAAATTAGGATATAGCTGGTTGGACAGACACTTATCTTGTTCGCCCACCTGTACGCATCCGCGCTTTCCTTCAAATTCGCCGACTAAGCACCATTGTGCTTTGCGAGATGTAATCGCATTTTGAATAGGGTTAGTAGTATTATCCATACCAGGATCGTTAATTTGAACAGAAGAACGGTTGACTGTTTCACCTAAATTAATGCGGTCAGGTAAGTTCCCGGAACTGGCATCCTTCAATAAATCTCCGACAGTATCAATGGTTCCGCCAGCAATCTCTACGCCAGCGGTTCCAGTAACGGTAAACAGGTCGCTAACTTGGTTCAATATAGAACCAGCGGTATACGCAAGAAGCGAAGCCAACTGTTTAATAAAAGGACCAAATATGTCAACGACGGTTTGTAACAAGTTTCCAAAGATATTCAGAATGTTTACGCCTAAAAGTGAAAACACAATCAATACAATCAAAATGATAGTTAACATTTGATTGTTGTATGCTCCATCTAGTAGGTTCAGTTTAGGGGCAGCGTTAGTTACGGCGTCCATTTATATATTATACGAACCTTTTTATTTTTCGTTTGCTTTCGGGTTTATTTTTATTTTTGTATATTAAATGACTTTGATGAACGTTATGGATTCCGTATTTTATTTAGGGTTAGTTATTACTTTTCTGCTTATTTTGTTGGTAGTGTATCACTTTAAAAATAGAGTTGGCACGATGGAACAGCGTTGCGATACTATGTTTGAGATTATGAATAACATCGTCCAGGAATTGAATTTGTTGCGAAGACATCAACAAGTAAGTATAGGCGGAGGTGGTCCTCCGACAAACACGCCAACCAATGTTGAGCAAGTCTACCATGAAACCGACACCCGTGAACAAGAACTGACTTATCCTGAGAACGAGTACGCCTCCAGTGATGAGTCAAGTTACTCTTCCGATGAGGATTTAGAGGAAGAAAGTGATGACGAAGAAGAGGACAGAGTGGTTGAGTTGGTAAATGAAGATAATGCTGAGCAACTACACGATACAGAAAGCCTGAAACACGTGCAGATGAATTCAGAAACTTTAGAGGGAGAGTCAGCACAAGCGTCTTTATTGGAAATGGACGATAGTTCTATCAAGATTGAAAAAATAGAAACTACTTTAGAAAATATAGATACCGACGAAAATACGGTGTCGTCATTAATGGATACATACAAAAATATGACGAATTCGGCTTTAAAGGCTCTAGTTATTGAGAAAGGGTTGAATACGAATCCAAGCAAATTGAAAAAAAGTGATCTGCTGGAACTACTGACCGAATTAGAATAGAGTTATTTTGACACAAGAATATATCGTCTTTTATTATAACAATGTTTTCGTTTTTCAAAGCAAATAAGCCCGAATCCCAACAACAAGAAGAACAACTGTCGTATGATGGATATAGCACGAACAATCAATATAGTGAGTTCCCCCCTTTAATGAAAGATGGTCGCTCCATTATATCGTCTTGGCAGTCAGAATCACAAATGAATAAGGAACTAAAGAAGGAGCACAATATTAAATCCAATTGGGAATATCGCCAATATTTAACAAATAACGCGAACAGTGTAATGAACAAGGAATTCATTGAATCTGCGAACGATACTGGATTTAATCTGAAGAGTTCTCAGAAGCCGAATATTCAGTCTAACAAAGTGGAAGGTTTTTCCAACTATCCTTACTCTTTCAAAAGCGTGTTAGACGAAAAGAAGCCTACTGGTTACATTGAAAGTGACCTGAAGACCACCTATTTAACAAGAGAGCAACTGGCAAGCCGTCATATTTCTCCCACCGTTGTGATGGATTAAATATGTTCATCGCTTATTTTATTATTTTCATAAAAATATATACAAAAAGTATATTTTTATTCACATATATTCGTAATGAAAACAATTAGCTTTGATATAGGTATCAAAAATATGGCATATTGTATTTTTGATTGTTCAAATAGCATAGATATACTTGATTGGAAGGTCTTGAACTTAAACGAAGAAAATACCATTGTAAAGTCTACGTGTAATGCCGCTCTAGCAAATAGTAAAATCGCAGGGAAAATTTGCGACAAGACCGCCAAATATCAACGGAATAACAATTGCTATTGTGAAAAACACGCGAAGGCAAGCAAGTTCCTGTTACCCACAAAGGAGAACCAATTTACACAAATAAAGAAAATGAAGGTGGCCGAGGTGGTTGCTTGGGGTAAACAGCACTTTATTTTTTTAGAGAACAGTGAAAAACAAAGCAAGGCCTCTTTACTAGAAGAGGTGAAGCAATATTTAGATAAAAATTGTCTAGAAAAAATAACTTATAAGAAAACGAAAAATGCTTCTCAGGTAGATTTGGTGGTGGTCGGGAAGGCGATGAAGACTCTACTAGACAAAGTTGCGGTTCTCCCAGACGTGACGCATGTTATTATAGAAAACCAGATATCCCCCATTGCAAATAGAATGAAAACCATCCAAGGTATGTTAGCACAATATTTTATTATGCGCAACGAGAACTGTTCGATTGAATTTATCTCATCAGCAAACAAATTAAAACAATTTTCAGATATCGGGAACAATGACACAAAGAAACCCAAGCAAGGCAACACGACCCTCATCCAGAATCCCAATTATAAAGCCCATAAAAAAGACGGTATTTACTATTGTTCTACTATCATTCAGCGAAATTTTGAACGGTGGACTGACACATTGCTTACAGATAAAAAGGATGATTTAGCAGATGCATTTTTACAAGGATTGTGGTATTTCAAACACCGAAATATAATTACTTATGCGGAGGATTTAAAAATAAATAGTGTTTGAATAACATAAGACATGGAAGAAGTGATTGATATTGGAGCTCCTAACATTGAACCTATCAGTTTGGATTTTAAGAAACACGATGAAACTACCCCTTCAGTGAATTTTGGAACGGGCATTGAACTGCTCATGAATGACAAAAAAAAAACAACGAGCGTTGCGAACTTAGATTTAGGAGAATTAGACGATTTGGAAGATGAACTCAATCAATTATCGGGAAACAAGGAAATACATACGAGCAAGCCAGAAGAAGCTGCCGGTGGAAACTTCTTTTCTGGATATTTCGGATCCACTACAACGCCGAATATCGTAAAAGAGGACACAACCAACGCACCAGATATCCAATTAGATGACCTGAACGACGCAAATCTAGGTTCGGCCACATCCGGTATGATGGGAACGGCCAAGACATGGGACGGATTTACAAAGGCGAGTGAGGTTCCTACCAACCAAGAGTTTAGACCTTCTGCAAATATGAACGAGCGCGATAAGAGAAGAAAGAAGCGCATGATGTTGAAGAAGCTGTCAGACTGGCAGGAGAAGGGTATGTTGAAGGACTCCGGGAATTTCAGTATGGACACACCATATGACGAGATTGAAGACGAATATGAGGGAGCGATGGAAGAGAAGCGAAAGAAGGATAGCGTCAAGCTACAGGGGTGGTGGTTTATGACGTTTATTAATTCTCTTGAGTATGGTAACGCTATTTTCAATCCGTTTGACCTGAACCTGGATGGATGGGGAGAACAAGTCAGTGAAGATTTGGATAGCTACGAGGAAATTTTCTTGGAACTCCACGATAAATACAAGGGCGGTAAAATGGCGCCTGAAATTTCATTAATGTTGCGCTTAGGATTCAGTGCGGCTGTATTGAACTTTTCAAACAAGGCTCTTTCTACCGCAACTCCTGCCTTTAATGATGTGATTAAGCAAAGTCCTGAGTTGATGAAGATGTTTACCAACGCAACGGTCAACAGTATGACACAGGACTCTCCTGGATTTGCGATGGCCAACAATTTTATGGAAGACAACAGTCGTCCCAAGGGTCCTCCTCCTCCCGCGCCTGTTGAAACCAAAAACATTCCCCCTCCTCCCAGGCCTGGTATGAACGGCAATGCACCAAGTAACAGACCAGACATGAATGCGAGTAGAGGCACTATGTTCAGAGAGGAGGGTGTCAGATTGGAACCTGCTGCTGAGTTGAAGACTGCTACAAGTATGCCGACGAGAAGACCTGAGATGAAGGGACCTCAGAATTCCGACATTGATAATATCTTATCTGGATTGAAGACGCGCACTGTGAACATTCACAACGAACCCAAGAGAGACGATGACTCTCTCTTGTCTATATCCTCATTGAAGGACATTCAAAATAACAATATGCCGAAGAAGGGTAAAAGAAGAAATGGTTCAGAGAAAAACGTAATCTCACTTGACCTATAAATACAAATAGAACCTATATAAAATAATAATAATAGTACGTATTATAATTATTTGTAATTATTCATGAGCCAGACACCTCAGAATCCTCCTCAGAAAAAACCCGTTGTGGTATTATGTATGCCCGGAGATAGATTTTCCAGAAGATTTATTCAGTGTTACACGGAAGCCATTATGACGATGAGTGATCGTTACGAAGTGGTTGTATCAAGTCATTATTCCAGTCAAGTTAATTTCGCACGCACGTTATGTCTAGGTGCCGATGCTCGTAGAGGACATATGCAGAAACCATTTGACGGAAAGCTACCTTACGATGCTATTTTTTGGTTAGACAGCGATATGGTCTATTCAGGCGAAATGATTTGTAAGTTGATTGATAAATGTTTAACTAAAAAGGCGATTGTTTCCGGTGCATATGCTATGGAAGGCGGTCATCAGCTAGCTTGTGTTGAAAAGTGGGACGAAGATTTCTATTTGAAAAATGGATGTTTCCATTTTATCACGCCCAAGGAAGCTGAAGAAAAAATCAAGGTTGACCCGATGGTAAAGTGCGCCTATGCGGGAATGGGATGCATGGCCATTCCTTACGGAATTTTTGAGGACGACCGTTTAACCTATCCTTGGTTTTTCAGAGACATTACAAAATTTGATGCATCTGATCCTAGCGGAAATACGATTTGGGAGGGAATGAGCGAGGATGTGAGTTTTATGCGCAATTTGATTGAATCGGGCGTGATTGACGGTGTGTGGGTAGACCTGAATATTCGCTTTGGCCACGAAAAGTCTACAGTTTTTTAATTACGACTGCTTTTTATACATAAACAACATCTTTTCCTTTTGTTTTGAATAGTCCACTATAGGACAAGGATATTTTACATCCTTGTGCTGTGTATTCTTGCATGTTTCATACCATGTATGTATGTCTTTTGTGTCCACGTATACGCTTTTACACTGCTTCCATGCTTGGCATAAACCGACATTATCAACGATGCGCAAATCACGGTGAAATATAAACAATCCTTTCTCAAACATATATTTATATTATGAGCACATTTTCTTATTTTATTTCATCCGTGAAATAATATAAATGAATCCCGCGTACTCTTTTTTATATGGAATTTATTCAGACGCTTCTTGCGCAAGTAAACACGATTGTTTCGGCAAGTAGTATCTGGCTAAACACCGCGGTTTCTGATACTTATACGAATCTCCTTAATAATGAAACTTTTTCTAAGTTTCTACTGACCTCATTTGATATGTATGTGAACGCACAAATATTTGTAACCAGAGTCTATCAGCATATGTATTCGCACTACCCGATTGTCCGCGAAACTTCTGATATCATTGTATATTATAGCAGGTGTCTAACCGCATATATTGAAAATTATAAGGTTGAACCATTTCAGCAACATTGGGTCTCTACCCACATTCTGATAAAAAATAGTCATCTGTTTAAAGGGAATCGGTTTATACATATTGAAAATTATCAAATCATGTCTAGTGATATTAGCCCAGATTGCTCATATAACGAGAAGACGGAGACTGGCTTTTTATATTTTTATAACATTCTTCAGTCGCTGATTACAAGTTTGATGCATGTCGTGGATGCGATAGTAGTGATGAAAGATGGAAACCGATATATTGTTCGTTCTATATTAAACAAACACGACCAGTTTCTTCATAAACCATCCAAACATGTTTTTCTCAGTGTGGCTTATACACACCCGTCTATGGAGAAGTCCATCGCCATTGAGTTTCCCGAGCAGATGTATGAAGTCGGCAATGTCGTGTTTACTCCAATGTTTGTAAAACGCTGCTTGGAATATCAGTCATGCTCATATGAATTTGACGATACATATATATTGGATATTATTGATCACGATGCGAATATGTTAACTATGAATAGCAAACAATATGGAGTGTTAACCGAATCTGGATGGGATATTGTGAATATAGAAAAGCAGTCAAAAGAGCTTGAAGATACGAATCGCGCCGAACCAAAGGAGCCAGATGCCGTTGAAAATAAAGAAACTAGTGAATAAATATAAAGATATACGGTGCTATTACTTAAGGGTTACTTTTATAATTTATGGATACTGTGCGTCATCCTGCCCACCATAACCTGAATGGTAAATGGAATTTATATTATCATTTACCAAACAACAGTAGTTGGGAATTATCCAGTTATTCTAATATTGTAACTTCCATTGATACGATTGAAAAAGTTGTCCGCGTAAATGAGAAACTTACTGAAACCGTTGTGAAGAATTGTATGCTCTTTATAATGCGAGAAGGGATTACGCCTATGTGGGAGGACCCCCAAAACAGGAAGGGTGGGTGTTTTTCATACAAAATCTTAAACAAATACGTTCCAGACGTGTGGAAACACTTGTTTTATCTACTTTGTGGAGAGTCATTATTCACAAATAAAGAATATAATGAATTTGTCAATGGTATTACAGTTTCTCCAAAGAAGAATTTTTGTATTATTAAAATATGGATTTCTGTGACTGACTACCAAGACCCAGATATGATTGTAAATATACCTAACTTAACTAAGCATGGATGTTTGTTCAAAGCCCATCAACCTGAGTTTTGAAAAATTGAATTACTAAACGATATTATCAGATTTCGCATAACTTGATAATATCCTACTATGATTACCAAACGGATCTTTATTCCGGCAATCGATAGAGAGATCACATTTTATATTGGGCAAAACGCCCAAGATAATTTTGATATGATTGATATGTGTAAAGGAATTGATATGTGGTTTCATGTTCACAACGAATCTTCGTGTCATGTTATTGCGGTAATACCGGGAGACAATACGTATAACAAGAAACAGTTCGCTAAAATAATTATACAGGGGGCACTATGCTGTAAACAAAATTCTAACGTAAAAAACAAACAAGGCGTAGAAATATGTTACTCGCGATTAATAAATATTGTAAAGACTCATCTCGTCGGTCAAGTATATATGAGGGAATATAAAACAACCATCGTATAAACCGTATCTACACCGGGGGCAACGGAACCAGGCATAATTTGATTTCTCCTAGCGAAGCAACGTCATATTTCACAATAAGTGGCAAGTCATTCCCAAGATAAATTTCCAAATGGCTACATAACGGGGTGCATTTAATAAAATGACTTAGACTTTTTAATGAAAATTCACCTTGAAATACAACGGAAGCGTCGTTTTTTTGTATGAAATTCATGTTTCCATCTGATTCAGAACGGAAAATACGCGAACTGGCAAAACCTCCTTCGCAAGAAAAGATTAGGTCGTTTCCCACGGATTTAATCTCAATGCGATCCGATATACCGTTCAGGTCACGAATAATCTTTTGAAAATCGGAAGAAGGCATGTTGATCGCAGTAGAGTATTCCACGTCAGGAACGTGCATTTCTTCTGTATCGGGTTCAATCAAACGCAGTTTTTGACTATAGCACTGCTTAATATCTCCATTATCGTATTGTAATCCCAAATGAGATACAATACCATCATGATAGTCAGCCTTATCTATATAAATAGACAACGTATCGTCGTTTGACATAGTAGAAATGACCTTAAACAAGTGTAATGTGTTCGCACATACAATAATTTTATCGGGAATACAATCATACTTTTCAAACCGATTCGCATGAAGAGATACGTTCACCAAAATAGTATGCGTCTTGTCAAAATTAATGATTTTCATACCTTCTTTTGTGAACGTAATCGTAGCATCCGTCAATATGTCTTTGATTGCGGTAATCATATTTCGTATCGGTTGGATTTGCACAGTTTTTATAGTCAATACATTATTTTCTTCATTCATTTTTGCTATAGCCTATAACTAACTCACCGCGTTTGTTTTTATATTTTCTTTTACAAAGTTATTTTTTACGCGTTTTGTTATTGCATTTGTTTTGTTTTTTACATGTTTGTTTTGCCATTTTTAGCGCTTTGCTATTCATTCTGCATCCTTTGTTGAGTATATGATAGTCACTTATGCTAGCATTTCCCCCTGTTATCGCGCTTGCTAACCTAGCAATTGCCCACGATTCGGCGGTTTGATTTGGACGCGAACCACTTGAATAGTAAGCACCGCGCCCCTTGTTCGCTATCTTTTCCAACGCTTTTGATGAACATTTCGTTGCTATCGCAAGTTTTCTGGAAGGTATGATACTGTCTGTCTTGTATAATTCTTTAGCATTTTTCACATGCGTTGAAGGTTTAGAACGAAAGCTCTTGACCTTAGGTCTTTGAAAGAATTTGTTCTTCTTGTATAACTTTCTTGATTTATTTAGCTGCTGTATTTGGAAGGACCTATTCTTTACAGATAAATGTTTAGGCAAATAATGTTTGGGGTAAATATTATTCATAAATTTTAATTTAAATACAATTATATATAAACACTATATAATTATGTCTGCACCCATCGCTCTTAATAGTGAAAACTACAGTGGCCTGGACACTGGAATTCAAGATATTTTAAAGCAAGGAAAGCGTGCTTTAATCACCATTTACACGAATGCCGAAGGCACCGCGCTAGCATCTGATGAACATGGAACCATTGAGAACCGTGAGATTCTTACGATTAGTTATACGGCTTCTTACAAGGATGCCGATGGTAACGATACTAAACCTTTCGTGGTGGTGAAGTTCGCATACAACGGAAGTCAGTTCGTTGATTACTTCACTACGATTGACTACGTTGACGATCATTGGTATACCCTGTCTTCCAAGGCTATCCCCGCCAAGACATTCTAAACACACTCTCCGTATCGTCTTAAAAAAATAACATTACACTGTGATGTTATTTTTTATTTTTTACTGCTTATGATGAGTATTTACATAACGAATTACTCTACCTCGGGATAACTTCCCTGCATCAACATTCCACATTGACCACTGCCGCTGTTATACTGGCTTCCACGACCTAGATAGATATATCCATCTTTGCCCCAAGAAGTTCCCCATGAGTTCTTCACTCTATAATAATCATTACCATCCATGGAGCCATAACCGACTACCAATACGCCGTGGTCCAACTGTGTTCCACAGTCACCAGTGAACACGCCCGAATTGTATAGCTGGAAATCCTTCTGATCCGCCTGAATCGCAATGGATACAGGTTGCTTGTTGAGTGCAGTCATCATGTCATCATCGGAATTGGAAGGAACGTCGTAATAGTCAGCAATAGCAGTTCCAGAAACCGCATCGCAGTCTGTCATACAGGTTCCTGCTTTCTTCGTTTCTCCTGAAATATAAGGATAAGAAGCCTCTTGGCACAGGCCTCCGTTCTTCTCAATCCAAGTAAACGCATTGTCCATTAGACCTCCATTACAACCATGGTCTCTTCCACCATTCTGAAGATTGTCGCAGTCAACCAACTGTTGCTCAGAAAGAGAAACAAGGGTGTTGTGTTTGACGAAATTCGCTCCTTCCAGAGCACCCGTTGTAGAGAAACTCCAACAAGAGCCACACTGTCCCTGGTTCTTTACATCTGTGACTGCTCCTTTAGACACCCAATCTACAGACTCTGCCGCCTGAAGGGTAGACTCGTCCTTGCAGCCACGAATACATTTTACAGTATCCAGCGTACACTCGTCCTCCACATGTTTTACACAGTTGACCATACACTTGGCATGAGACACCTTACTCTGAAACAAGTCAGGGTGATACTGGGCGGCCTTGTTAGACACTCCTGACCGAGCGGACAACCCGAGGTAGCGAGTGAACTCGTCTCCGTCCATTCCCGAAAACTGATTATGACCCAACGTATACGTTAGATTCTGTTCATTTCTCAGGGTGATATAATCGTCATTCTCAAGCCAGGTAGAGAAAACCTTGTCTGTATGGTCATTATTCTCAAATCGCATCGCAAACTCCTTGCTCCAATCGTCAAATCTAGCTCTCCTGTCCTCGCCAGAGGCAGATACCATAAACGCAGATACAACGCATAGAATCGCTCTAATAAACATCATTCTTGTGATATACATTATAGGGTCACTTGTTTATATTCTTTTGATAATGTGATTTTGGACGTAGTCTATACTACACGCATTTGTGAATCATCACCTCTTTAATTACGTTGCGAATAATCTTGTCTCGGAATTGTTTTATTTCCATGTCTCCCAATCCACCTAATACGACATTGGATAATTTCATAAATTCTTGGTTCTCGGATGAGTCCACCGTAGTGTAGTTGGGGTGTTCTTCTGTCCATTGCTTCATTTGGCGACAGTTTTTATTCGCAACTTTGTCCACCAGCTCGCGTAGTTTTTCTCTATTGCTACCATCTTTCTCCCAGACATTATTATCGCGTATGTACAAAGTCTCTCGCTTCAAATCTGTACAATGAAGCGGTCGTTTGTATGTGTCAAGTTCTCGTAGTTTGTTTACAAATATGCGGGATATGCCGTTTACATACCCTAGTCTGCCCGTTTCGGTCAAATCTTCTATATCCAGCGTAATATCCTCCAAAAAATCAGAAATATTCATAGCATCTTTACATTGTTCATTCAGAAAGAAGTTCATATTAAACTTTTGATTGTTGTTCACGGTATTGTTGATTGTTTTACCTTCCTTTACTGCTTCTAATAACCGTTGCTGTAAGTCCTGATTTTGCTGGTGGATTTCATGCATATGTTTGGATTGTTCTATCATCAATTCTTTGAATTCTTGATTTTGAACTATCAAATCTACAATTGCAGTCTTTTTAGTGGCATTCTTGTTTTCGGTTGGCGTTGAGACATCCAAGTCCTGTATTGGGTTTTCTGTATGGAAAGATATACATACTCGCCGATGTGCGGATAATGTTGACCGATGTTTGTATACCTTACCACAACCACACTCAAATAATGACGGAGATTTTTTGTTAGGATTTGTTAGGTTTTTGTGTTTTGCAGTGTTTAAATGTTTACTGTATTCACTTTGCTTACAGCATTTATAATCACACAATTCACATACAAATTTATAGGAGATTTTTGGAGATTTTTTCATTAGGATTGTTAGGTATAATATCCTAACACAAAAATCTCCTAAATCGGTTTTTACAAAAACAATAAAAAAAAGTATGCAGCAACAAATACGTTTGAAAAATACCAATCACTGCATTATGCTTTAAACCGAAAATGTGGGTTTTTGCAAGAAAAAACTTTTCTGAGAAAATGAAAAGTGGACATTTTTAAAAATGTCCAAAAGTGAAATTCTGAAAAACTTTTTTGTTTTAAAAAAAACATGCACTTTTATAATTTATTAATCATTACTTCTTTTACTACGTTTTTAACAACCTTCTCCTGAAATTGACGGGTTTCTTGATCACCAAGACCACCCAATACCGCGCTGGTCAATTTCACGTATTCCATGTTCTCGGGGGAATCAAAAATAGAATAGTCGGGGTGTTCGTCTGTCCATTGTTTGATATTCCGACAATTTTTATTGGATATTTTATCTACAATTTCTTTGAGTTTTTCTTTGGAATTTTCTTCTTTTGACCATTCGTCATTTTCACGAATATATAGAGTTTCGCGTTTCATATCCGTACAATGGAGAGGTCGTTTGTATGTATCTAGTTCTCGCAGTTTGTTCACCAATATTCGCGAAATACCTCCAACGTATCCTAGTCTACTAGTTTCGGTGAGGTCTTCCATATCCAGTTCCATATTTTCTAAAAATTCTGACATATTGATAGCATCTTTACATTGCTCGTTCAGGAAAAAGTTTAAGTTAAATTTCTGGTGGGTGTTATTAATTGTTTGATTTTGAATCGTATTGCCTGTATGTTTCACTGCATGGATTAGATGTTTGTGTAAATCTTGTATTTCTTGCTGCTGTTCATGAATCTGTTTAGATTGTTCTACCATGAGTTCTTTGAATTCTTCATTCTGTTTCAATATATTCACAAAAACGTTCATATCAGGAGTATTTTTATGGACAATCTCGTCGCCCTTATCTTCTATCGCACAGCATTTTTGTTGATGTTGCCACAATCCCATACGAGATTTGTATTGTCTATTACAGGATTCACACAAAATATCTTTGGAACCTTTTGGAACCTTTTCTGTAAGATTTGTAAGGTTTTTATGTTTTGCAGTCAATAAATGTCTCTTATATTGACTCTCTCTTACCGTATTATAGTTACATCGTTCACATATAAAATATTTGGAACTATTTTGAACTTTTTCTGTAAGCATTGTAAGTATATATTGCTTACACAAAAAAGTTCCTAAATTGGTTTTTGCGAAAACAATAAAAAATATATGCAGCAAAAAATATTTATGGAAAACACAATTTACTGCATTATGCTTTAAACTGAAAATGTGTGTTTTTGCAAGAAAAAACTTTTTCCAAAAAATGAAAATTGGACATTTTTAAAAATGTCCAAAAGTGCAAATTTGAAAATCTTTTTTGTTTTGAAAAAAACATGCACATTTGAATCCATCATGAAAAACAAGCATTTGTTGGTCGGCTTGTTAATCGTGCGAATATGGTAATAGATAGAATGAGTCTACACACCGTTATGAGGTGTAGGTCCAAATAGTATGTATGTGGGTATAGGTTCTCGTAGGTGTGATTTACATACATATCTATTGAATTTGTTTTTCTATTGATGATTATTATATTTTGAGAATGTGTAAACAATGTCCATAAAAGTGATTACGAGAACATGTGCACGTTTCACCGCATGTTAGTTCTGAATAAATTACGGGGGCTATTTTGTTTTTTTTATCTATTACACTTGTAATAGTAGATAAAATATGTGTATACATAGTATCGATGATTGACATGTTAATGATTGTTCCTTTTGTTATCTGGCTCTAGGTTCTCTGTAATCAGCTTATATGTGTTCAATTTTGTATCGTCCCTCTTCTTTCACCAGTTTCCCTATTAATGTAGGTTCTATGTTTGGGTTCTGTAATGCCTGTTTGTAACTATCCATGTCATACACTTCCATTGTGTCTTTTCGCAATGCGAAAGTCTTACCTGCGAATGTAATCTCTTGTGCGGTCCACTGTATAGTAGACACGTTCTCCTTTTCCATTTTATCAACTTCAAACGAAGGGTAACTAGCAAACGAATTGGACTCAACTTTGCCAAATCCGTAACATACCACGGGTTTTTCATCGGTTGATAAGGAAGAGTATACATTACAGTCAACGGCCGTTTCTGTTACTGCCTGTAAGATTTGGTTGTTAATCTTTTGTTTGGAACTGGCGATTTCGTATAAGTTCTCATCTGTGGTAATGGGCGTTTCCTTATCCAAGCGACTCACATCGCGAAGTCGGAGAACAATGTGTTTCTCGTCGGTTTTCTGTGTCTGACTCATAGTAGAGACATACAAAAATACTTTCACAGTTCGCAATTCAACCGGTAAATCTTGGTGACTACATATGCGGCGAGCTCTTCCGACAACCTGTTCTGGACGAACCATATGCCAATACGGTTCAACAATGTGAACGTAACGCGTATTCTTGAGATTGATGCCTTCCGCACCAGAAGCGGTAATCATAAACACTTTGATAATTTCGCCATACATGTTATTTTCGTTCTGTTTTCGCAGTTGTTCAGATAAACGAGTGGGAATCAAATTCCACGAACCGTTATAAATGTTGCGCACAATTTCTTTTTCCTCGGAACTCTCCGTTCCAGTATACAATACGAATCGGGGTTTACCTTTGTCTTCTTCTTTTTCTACGATTTCCCATGTTCCTTCGAGTTTCTGCATCTTAAACTCGGCATACCCATTTGCGAGCAACATCAAACGTAAGATACCAATACCCTCAATGGTGCGGAAATTACTATATACCAGATGAAGTCCTTTGTTTTCGTTGTCAATTAAATTCATGAGTATTTTGTGAAACTTGGGACTCAGTTCCATCAACGCAGGTCCGGATAGATAGGTAGACTGATTGGTTGTTTCGTCAACCGAGCTAATCAAATCCAATGCATGCTGAATGCGCTTTCCATAATTATTCATATCCTTTGTATCCATCACTTCTTCTAATTTTTCAGCATCAGCATAACTATCTGCTTCATTCGCCACTTTTGCTGGCACCATATCTAATATATGCTCATTTACCTCGGTGTCCTCGGGAGTAGGTCTCTCAATTTCATTTGGAAAAACGAAATTACAGGCTGCTCGTGAAAAAATGCGATAACTACTTGAAATGTTGAACAATTCAACACCCTTATTCGCTTGCTTCTTCTTGCGTTTATTGGCGGTTTTTTCGCGGTCAGCTTCAATTTTGCGTATTTTTTCGTATATATCAAACTGATGATCCGACATTTCGCATTTTACAACATGGTAGATGTCGCCTTGTTCGGTAACATCATATTTCGGTAGAAGTTCTTCTTGTGCGCTTCTGAAATAAGATGTCAGACCTAATATTCTTCGCTGAAACAACGAAATGTTCTTTGCTACTTCTTTATCGCCATCTACGAAAGTGGACAGGAAATCGTCAGATACGTCTGGTAGTGATTTATATAGGTCGACCTTCATCTGTTTGCTGTTGACTTCTATCTGATTTTTCTGTAATATTTTCACTACTTTGTTAATAAAATCGTCATCGGTAATGTTACCAGCATCGTCTAACCGAACACCATCGTATCTATCAAATACGTCCGAACTCTCTCCTCCTTTTTGGGTATTTTTACGGGTGGTATTTGGCTTGGTTGGTCGCTCCTTATGTGTTTTCTTAAGAACGCCGCGCTTCTTCGCGTTAATAAATCCAAATGGATTTCTTGTGATGGTCATGACATTGTTGCTATAATTCACATAGTCAAATGTTCTCAGATTGCCCTTATCCAACATCTCTAAGATAGTATTTTTGTCTACCTTTTTTGATGTGCGAACTTGAACTGGCAAAGTCCATGTTTTGATATATCCACGTAAAATATTGAACAATACTCCAATCTCATTCGGGTAATTAATAATGGGGGTTCCTGACAATAACACAATGCGCGCATTCGTTGCTTTCATCAAATAATCATATAGCACGTAAGCAATTGAATCGGGTTTCTTGATTTTATTCACGATACGACTCACAAAATTATGTGCCTCGTCAATAATCACCACACTGTTATCAAACGGATTTTTGCTCATGTTATCGGTTAATTTCATCAACGCGTTCTTATTCAGACCGTTATAGTTAATGTCCTTATATTTGGAACGGATCATTTCGTTCAATTGATTATCAATTGATGATTGCTGTTCGGCATTCAAACTAGCAAAATTAGACTGCTCTTTTACGTTGAGGAACCACGCGCCACCCTGGTCGCGAATGAATTCAATCGGGAGAGACAACGACCGTGACAGGACTCCCGTCATCTGCGAATTGCCCTCAATGGAAACGAACTCCCAATATTGGTCTTTGCGATACAAGTCATCGCCGCATTTTTTCATTTCACTGAAAAAGTTCATTTTTAACGACGCGGGAGTCATGACAATCACTTGTTTGTTTTGTTTCATTCCCTCCGCAATAGCGATGGATGTGCATGTTTTACCAGAACCTAAACCGTGATACAGGAGCAAACCGCGATAAGGTGTATATAAATTCAAATAATCCCTTACAATCTTTTGGTGAGTTAGTAAATCAAACTCGGTTTGTTCTGTTTTGGTATTACACGTTACCTCATCCGTTATATTCATTAATTCTTTGCGTCTTGGTTCAAATAAATTGCGCAATTTGGAAATAAACAGTTTACGATTGTTCAAATAATAAGGAGACGCAAGTAGGATATTCTTATCCTTTTGTTTGGGTAATCTATCTGTTATTTTTTGAGAACGTATGACAGCAGTAGTAAGATCAACCTCGTCCAAATCTATATCTTCCATTACTAGCTTTCCCTTCGGTTTACGCCCACGTTTCTTTGGAGCAGGGATATCCACTGGTTCGGGTTTTGATATGATTTGTTCTACTTCCTTTTCTGCTTCTACTTCCTTTTCAGGTTCCTCTTCTACTTCTACTTCCTCTTCTACTTCTGCTTCTTTTTCAGGTTCTTCTTCTACTTCTGCTTCCTTTTCAGGTTCTTCTTCTACTTCTACTTCCTTTTCAGGTTCTTCTTCTACTTCTACTTCCTTTTCGGTAATATCAGGAAACAAGGGGTTTTCCTGGACATCATCTACAGGTGCGTCCTCATTTTCAAATCTAGGTGCGTTTTCAATGACAATCTTGTTGGTCAGTTTAATCGTGTCAGGTTCAGCCACCTTGTCCATATAAGAAACCGTAGGTATCTGTGTAGTGGATGCGACAAATTTTTTTGTAAATACGGGGATGCGACCAAGATCTCTAAGTTTGCTCAATATCAACTCTCGGTTCAAGTTAGACGAAGAGCGTTTGTCCACCAGGAAGGGCTGACTAGAGGGTTTGGGAACATCGGATGCCTCTGTGATGTTTTCATCGATATCATTGTTAGTATCGGCATAAATGGAATCTTGTTTCATTTCATCCACAGGGAGAACATTTTTATTATTATAAAATTGTATTTCTCTATCCCGACGTTTCGCTGGAACACCCTTTTTTTCTAACAATTCTAAATATGTATGAGGAATGTTCATAGTTATATATTATAGTAGTATAAATTATCTTCTATAACTGTTTTCTCATAAAATCAAAATGCGTTCGGTAAGTCATAAAAATCACTATTTCCATAAAAAATAAACGAGAACACCTTTTGATGAGGAGTAATGGCGGCACCGCTATCTGAACCGCGCGCAGAATTGATATTCGTGGTTTGAGTCATGTCAGATACAACCGGAAATGCGCAACTAAGAGAACGTTGTATCTTTTGTAGGTATTTTGGAACATGACTTTGTTTATTTGCTACTTTATGAAAATTTTGATAATATGATAAAGCCTGTAAATCATCTTTGTGCGTGATTTTCATTTGAATACGCACATGGTCATTTTTAATATTCAAGGAACCAACATGTATTAAATTTGCATTAAATATAACGATATCTCCTTTTTTACATATGATGTTCTGAAGAGGCGTTATAAAATTAACACTGTGTGAATACTTATCTTTGTGACTACCTGGATAAACCGTTAAACATTTGTCCATGTCTTCCAAAAATAACAGCATAGTATAGGATGGATACTTCTGCGTTTTATTAAAAAAATCACCATTATTATCACGATGACACGTATTTACGTGCGATTTTTCTATCACCCATATATAATCTTGCAAGACGAATTGAGGACCAACGTGGGTTTTCATAAAACGCGTGAACCCAGGATTTTCTTGTATCTTGCGCTGTAGGTGCTTATACTTTTTGTGTTTCACGTGCTGATTCATTGTATTTACGTCTGGTTCTGAAAACAATCCAGAACCCACACAAAATCCATCCATGCGCAGCTGTATTTTGGGGATAGTTGAATATACTTTTGCGTCTGTGTCCCAGTTAGATAATGATAAACCCAACAATAGGATTATCAGAAAGGGAAATACATAGAGAGAGAGTCGTTTTGTATTCTTCATAATTATATAATAACACTAAATAAATATCCTTACGATATATGCTTTGTGGTTTACACTTGTATTTACAAACATAGTTTATGAAAGTAGTAAAAAGAATATATAGGAGTAGTATATAATGAAATATTCACACAGGCCTATTTTAACAATTTTAAATGAAAATATATTTATAAAACCGGATATGAACCAGCAATACAAAATAAGTGAGATGCCACTATTAAAAAACATTGCAAATATGCTTTACACAACAGATAGAGCCTATAATAAATTAAATAAGAATGTTGGTTTGAAACATAAGTATCCATTACGACTATCGTCTTATCTACCTGAAGTCATTGAACAAAGTATCCGGCGAATGGACTGTAAAACATACGAGTGGCAGTTCTCAATTCACGAGCGTCTATTTGATGTGCAGTTGCTGGTGGACGAACGTAAGGAATATAGGCATCACGAGATAGATGAATACTTTAAAAAAATATACATGTGGCTTTGTATCGCAAGTCATTACGCAAGTCCTGAATGTTCAAATACGGTCAACATACATATTTATTTGACGGGGCACAAAAAGACATTGCCAAAAAAATATGAAACAGTTGGCAGAGAAAACGCAAACACCGCTTTCACCACGTCATGTCAAACAAACACTGAAATTAATATATTTAGACAAGAAGAATGGTTCAAAACATTTATTCACGAAACGTTTCACTGTATGGGAATGGATTTTTCAGCAAATGGATCGCAAAATACAAACACGCAATTATACACATTCATACCCATAGAGACAGACGTTCGTTTGTATGAAACCTATACTGAATGTTGGGCTGAAATAATTCACAGTTTGTTTGTGGCGTATGCGTATTCAAAAACTGCTGGAGCAATCAATATGGAAACCGCATTTAATACAATTTTGAATAACGAAAGACGGTTCACTGTGTTTCAGTGTGAAAAAGTATTGCAACATTATAATATGAACATGGAAGATTTATACAAACAAACACAATTATCTGCGACTAGGAGACAAAATTACAAAGAAGAGACACCCGTGGTCGCCTATTATATATTAAAAACCGTATGTATGTATAACGTTACTGACTTTATCTCTTGGAGCTCAAAAAACAACGGACATTCCATAAATTTCAACAAAAAACCGCGAGACAGTAAAGAGAAGTCATTCGTCCAATTCATAAAGAAACGATTGAATAACCCGACTATGATGAATATGTTAGAAAAAGCCAACAAATATCTTGTAGTAAATAAGACAAAAAAAAATTTCGCAACCCAAACATTGCGAATGACTATGTATGAATAAACCTAATTATGTTTTTTGAAAGATTAAGTGGTAAACGCATTTAATTTTTTGATGGCAGAATCGCACGCAACTTGTTCAGCCTTTTTTTTGATTTTATGTATACCTTCACCTAAGAATAACAATATTTTATTGTGTTGCGACATGTGCATATGAATATCATTGTATGACTTGAATTGGTCAATGCGCATAGCTGAATGAATGTCGGCCATGTGAATGGGTATTCCAAGTCGCAAATATACACCCATATGATACCCATTATCCATATCATGTTGCTCAATTTCCATGTAATCAGGTGTTACTTTAAACTCCTTTTGTATTTTGACCTGTAGGATATTTTTGTAGTTGTCATCGTTGCGAATCAAACTAATCCAATCCACATGTTTTTCAAATACGCTTTCAACAAACACTTGGACCATCTGGAAACCTGGACCACATACAAAGGTATTTTTGAACCAGTTTTGCTCGTCATGAATGTCCATGCGGTTAAAATCTAGGAACAAAGCACCGATGAATGCTTCAAACAAACAACCCAATTTTTTGTGGTTTACTCGTATCTGTTTTGTCTCCGCATTTTTAGACAAAATAAACCACTTATGAAGTCCCATTTCATAGGCCATTCTACCAATTGATTCGTTTTTAACTAATGCGATTTTCTTTTCGGTCATGAAACCCTCATTTTCTTTTGGAAACCTGCGATACAAATAATATTTAGTAATACATTCCAAGACTCCATCGCCAATAAATTCCAGTCGTTCATTGGACTTAGAACATAGTGGCAAGCAATTATCAGGTTTGTTTGTAATAATAATATTATTTTGTTTGTTCTCAAGGTTAGGGCGTTTGATATAAGAACGATGAACAAATGCGCGTCTATACAAATTGTAATTGTGTATATCCGAATGAATCCCGTATTGAGTCAATACTTGCTTTATTTCTACATCGGATATCAAATTATTTAGGGGATTATACGGGTCAAACACATAGGTATCTACACCTTCACTATTTTTCTGTATAATAATATCTTCGTCGGAATTCATGTTATTGAGCGAATAAGATGAAGTCACGTTAAGGGTATGGGAACAACTATATAATCAGGATTATGTGCGTTGTGAAAATTCAATTTTATGGAGACGATAAAAAATATTTAGTAAATATATAAACATGGTTTTAATGAATGCTTCTAATAGAGCGCGTCACGCCTCTTCTATTGTCAACCAAGATTTCAAGGGTGGAAACAAGAAGGCCGGTCTTCCCCAGCAGGTGGGCCGCACCGCCTGGATGTCTATCCACATGAGAAATACCAGCCAGAACATGAATGTTCTGAAGATGCCTCTGGCGTCTACCACCAAGGCTTCTCGTCCCATCGGCATGAGATACATGTAAATATAACCGAGAACCTGAATTAAACAAATATTAAATAAACAATATAATCGTATGATATTGTTTATAGTATACAACCATGCGTGTTATTATTGACGACCGAGAACACGACGTATATGACAAATGCGAGCACTTACGACTAGTAAATTCTAAATTTGTATATAATTTGCTTGAGAAGGACACTCTTACCCTCGGAGATATCAAGATTACAACCGACGAAAACAAGCCTGTTCTATTAATTGAGCGAAAAACAATCCCCGACTTACTTGCATCTATAAAGGACAAACGCTATGAAGAGCAGTCTCATCGCCTGATACATGGCAGTGGATACCCACCCCATTCCATTTTTTATGTGATAGAAGGAAGTATTTCTCAGTGCCGGACCGATTTGGAAAAACGCATTGTCTATTCAGCCATTGCTTCCTTGCAGATGTTTAAGGGATTCAGTGTTTACAAAACATCTTCCGTCACAGAAACAGCAGAATGGGTCATGAGTTTGGCAGAAAAAATAGAACGTAATTTCGGGAAGGGGATTATACCATACTACTTGACGCCACATTTCTTGCGGGGATTAAATACGAAAAGAGAAGAGGCCGACGAACAACCACAGAACATCATCACGACAGAGACATCACAAGTATCTGAAAAAGATTATTGTGCTGTGGTAAAAACAACAAAGAAAGACAATATCACTGAAAACAATATCAGTGAAATAATGTTATGTCAAATACCGGGTATTAGTTCAGTGTCGGCGATTGGCATCATGAAACATTTCGCGAACATATCGGATTTGATTTATAAATTGAACGAGAACCCCGATTGTTTACAACAAATCCACATAGAATCTAATGGAAAGACGCGTAAGTTAAATAAGAATATTATTGAAAGTATGAAAAGATTTCTTATCCAGAAAAAGAAAGTGGAGCTAGATATATCGGATAATATAGTTTCGTAGCCAAAAAATAAGAGTTACTTGTAAATAAAATAAAAAAATTGGCATAATCTATAATAGACGTATACAGTATGTTAGCGCGAGCAATGTCCAACAAACTGACTCAAAATATAAAAATAAATAATTATACGACACCGCGGTTTGACTTATCTGCCAATGTTTCTTGTATCGGTCGTTCATTGAGTAGCGACACGAGCGATTTGCCCAATTCATTTCGTTCATCATCAGATAGCATTTTCACATTAGACCAAGAGGAGTTTTTATCCACCAGTAGAGATAGTTTAAATTCAATAGAGGTAGCGAGTAAAGAAATACCTATTGCCACGCCCAGTAAAAGAACGCGTGAAAGAGGATTGACTGAAACCTATGTAAAAAGTCCAACTCCCACAAAGTATTATGAATTACTAGAGCAAAATAAAAAAATACTAGACGAGTATACGTAAACTTTACTGCGACACGCGCTTTCGGTGTGTTTACTATATGTTTCTTACAACACATATAGTAACTATTCATGTATATAGGTGATTTATAGAACGTCAACAGGGTTTTCAAAATTACTGGGAATGCTAGGATAAAATGTGCTCTTGGGTGTAGATAATACGGGGCGGGTGATCGTATTTTCGTCATACTTGCCGGTTTCAATCATCGTATTGGTATGTTCCACACCTCCCCAGTTCGCGTCCATAGCATTATCACTCTTAGTTAGAGATTGTGTTGAATCGTGAACCTTATCTAAGTCAGTGTATATGCCAACGAACATATTTTGCGGGTCAAATCCGGGATAATTATTCTGATTGTATGGACCGTTATCGCGACTAGCATCTAAATACTTTACAATTTCATGGTCTTTAGGTAAAACTTCCGACGTGGCAGGCAGTCCGCCTTGCAATTCAAACGGACTAGGACGCATTCTATAAACGTCGTTTCCTTGGGCGTCATTTTCTTGTCTTAAAAACAAGACGGGACACTTGATTCCCTTATTGCGTTGTATTTCTAAATAGTTGATATATTCATCTAAACTAAAAAATGGGATTGGATTTTTCCCGTCTTCTTTGGGTTGCTTGGTATTATATAATAACAAACGGTCATTTTTCTGAACTAACATATCAGGACATTCGCGGTCTTCAAACCCTTCTTTATTCTTACATCCACAAGACGGAAAGGTCATAACTACATAAATGCCTGTTACAAATACAATTAATAAAAATATAACTGCGATCTTATTCATAGTTGATTATTCAATATATAGTATATACTGAAAAAAATAGTGTCGATAAATATATTCTTTTACTATATATGCCAAAACCGAAAACAAATAAGAGAAATACAGCTAAAAAGACCAAGTCAAAAAAACCAAGAGCGAATGCGCAAGTAGCAAAAAAGCAAATGGACAAAACTCCCGTGACAGTTGTATTGTTTTACGCGCATTGGTGTGGACATTGCCAGGCAATGTATCCAGAATGGGAAGAACTAAAAGAAGAGCTAGGTGCGGACCGCGACTACAAATTTGTGGAAGTGGAACACGAAAACATTGAAAATCAAAAGCCTCTTTTAGAAAAAGAGATGAGTGTCTCCCCTATCCAAATCCAGGGATTTCCCACACTGGTGAAAATTCATCCGAACAAGCAAGTTGAGTATTACGAAGGAGAACGTACAAAAGGAGAATTCGGTAAATGGTTAGGTAAGACGACTGCGTCCATCGCAAAACCAGATGAACATTCTACTATTTGGCAACGTATATATTCCGGAGGTTACAAAATACCCGTTCAGGGTAAAGTCAAAACCTACACAAAAACAAAGACGCGGTCAAGAAGTATAAAAAATAAATCACATAAAAAAATAGCAACATTAACCAGGCGTAAAAACTAAATAAGACGTAAAATTGATTATATATGTTATGAAAATATACATAATAAACCTAGATAAATACAAAACAAGAGTACGAATATGACTGATAAAATCAAGCGAGTGGTAAGAAAATACTTCCGTCTATTTGATTATAATGTATACGACGATGGAACCTACGCGAGTGATAAGAAATTTACGATTCAAATGTTTGGTGTAAATGAATACGGACAAAAATTGTGTGCATATGTAGATGATTACAAACCTTTCTTTTATATCAAAGCTCACGACAATTGGAAAAATAAAGAGATGGTAGAGTGGTCAAGGTCATTGGACCCTCGTTATCAAGGATTTATTGTCAATATGAAGTTGGTTGAACATCACAAATTGTATGGATTTTCAGGAGGAAAGAAACATAAATTTATTCGTTTGGAGTTTGACAACACGTCTGCCATGAACCAGTTCAAGAATTTATGGTTTACATATGATAACGACGGGGAACGAGTTCGCAAAAACATACAATACAATGACATTGAACTAGAATTATACGAGAGCAATATTCCTCCTTTATTGCGATACTTTCATGTAAACGAAATTGCGCCATCCGGATGGATATCATATAAACAGGGTCGTGTCATCCGCGTGAGCGACGCTGAAAAGAAAACTTCTTGTGATTATGAAATTCGCTGTTCGTATAAGGAAATTACACCTGAACCTACAAAAGAAACGATTGTGCCGTTTAATATATGTAGTTTTGATATTGAGGCGAGTAGTAGTCACGGTGACTTTCCGTTACCTAAAAAGACATACAAGCGTCTAGCATCAAATATTGTAGATATATTCATCAAGCAACGAAAATACAGCAATACAGAGTTAATGACTCCTCTATTCAAACGCTATATTATGAAAGCGTTTGGATACGACAAGATAACAGAGGACATAGACGTTGTATACCCAAAAAATACGATAACAAAGGAAGAATTGGGACGGATCATTGATATATATGTAAAAGTGCCTATGAATAAGATATGTAATGAATTAGACAAGTCAACAGAAGAATTATTGAACATCCAAGATATATTTGAAGACGCGCACGCGAATCAACAGCAAGAAAGTTCCACCATGGACAGTGATATACACGCGAACCAAGAAACGGGAGAGGGTAATGTCCCATCCTGGAAAAAGACATTGGCCTACAAAAAGAACAAAATCAAGATTAGCGCAAACATTGTAGAATATCTACTAGAAGATACTCATACACGCGAGGATCAGTTGACCGCACTAGACCGATTGTTGTTGTCCAAATTACCTCATCTTGAAGGAGACAAAGTAACCTTTATAGGGTCAACCTTTATGAACTACGGAAAGAAAGAGCCACATATGAATCACTGTATTGTATTGGGGGATTGCGACGAAGTGAAGGGAGTAGAAATTGTGAGCGTAGATACAGAAAAAAAGGTTTTGTTAGAGTGGGCGAATTTAATTCAACGTGAGAATCCAGACATTATTATTGGATACAATATATTTGGTTTTGATTACGAGTTTATGTTTCAGCGGTCTAAGGAAACAGGATGTGTATCTGAGTTCTTGAAATTGTCTCGCGACAAGGACCATATATCCAAGAAAGACAGCCGAGATAGTAATATTGAAATCATGAATACGAAGGTAATGCTGGCAAGTGGTGAGTATGACTTGCGTTATTACAACATGTTAGGGCGGTTACAAATTGATATGTATACCTATTTCCGTCGCGATTTCAACTTATCATCATATAAGTTGGATGATGTAGCTGGGCAGTTTATCAGTGACAGTGTGAAGAAGGTAGAATGTACTACGGATTCTACTGGCAGAGAGATTACAAAGTTGTATAGTAAAAATTTGATGGGTCTTCATGTAGATGATTTCATTCATATAGAGCTGAGCAGTTTCACTTCCGATTATTTCAAAAACGGTAAGAAATTCAAAGTATTGGATATTGAATACAATGTAGAAGTTGAAGAGAAGGGAAAAACAAACAAATACAACGTGATTGTAGTAGATGAACATCAAATCATTGACAAATCAAAAAATTTGAAATGGGGTATGACAAAAGACGATGTGACTCCCCAAGATATTTTCAGACTCTCGGATGAGGGTCCCAAAGGAAGAGCAATTGTCGCGAAATATTGTATTCAAGATTGTAACTTGGTGCACCATTTAATGAATAAGATTGACGTGATTACTGGTTATACGGAGATGTCCAATATTTGTAGTGTTCCTATCAGCTTTCTCGTGTTCCGTGGTCAAGGAATCAAACTAACCAGTTATGTTGCAAAGAAATGCCGAGTAAAGGATACACTGATGCCTGATCTAGAAAAACCCAAAACGGCGAGCGGATATGAAGGAGCGATTGTATTGCCTCCCAAGTGTAAAATGTATATGGATAATCCAGTGGCTTGTGTAGATTATTCGTCGCTCTATCCGTCGTCAATGATTAGTCAGAATTATTCGCATGACAGTAAAGTGTGGTCAAAAGAGTTTAATCTACAGGGGGATTTGATTCCCGATAAAACCACTGGCGAGCGAGATGAAGCAGGTAACTTCGTATACGACAATCTCCCTGGGTATCAGTATATAGATATTGAGTTTGATACATTTATATACCGACGATCCAGTCCCACTGCAAAAGCGGATAAAGTAAAGGTAGGTAGCAAAAAGTGTAGATGGGCACAGTTGCCAGAGAATCAAAAATCCATTATGCCATCCATCTTAGAAGAGTTGTTGAAAGCGCGTAAAGACACACGTAAGATGATCAAGACCGAAAGTGACCCTTTCATGCAGAACATCCTAGACAAGCGTCAATTAGGATACAAAGTAACTGCGAATTCACTTTATGGACAATGTGGTGCGCGAACGTCTACCTTTTACGAACAAGATGTAGCCGCGTCTACAACCGCTACTGGCCGAATGATGATTATTTATGCTCGGCGTATGATAGAAGAAGTGTATGGAGATTTAGAGTATGATACAGAAACGCATGGAAAGGTTCGGACCAAGGCAGAATATGTATACGGAGATACGGATAGTGTGTTCTTTACGTTCAACCTGGAAGATGCGAAAACAAAAGAAAAAATTACTGGTCAACGTGCTCTTGAAATTACGATTGAAATCGCACAAGACGCAGCAGATTTGTGCACAAAATATTTGAAATTGCCTATGAAATTGGAATATGAGAAGACGTTGATGCCGTTCATTCTGTTATCCAAGAAGAGATATGTGGGTATGTTGTATGAAGAAGACCCCAACAAGGGATATTTGAAGTTCATGGGTTTGTCCATCAAGCGTCGCGATTCTTGTGATTATTTGAAAGATGTATACGGAGGCATATTGAACATCTTGATGAAGGAAGGTGGGACAACCAATCTTCGTGATGCGATTGATTTTCTGAATCAGTCATTGGTAAATTTGATTGAAGGGAAAGTATCAATGGATAAGTTGACTATTACCAAGGCACTTCGCAGTGACTATAAAAATCCCCATCAGATTGGACATAAAGTGTTAGCAGACCGCATTGGTGAACGCGATCCGGGAAATAAACCCAGACCGGGCGATAGAATGCGTTTCGTGTTTGTAGTGAATGACAAACCAAAAGCATTGATGGGCGATAAGATAGAAACGCCAGACTACATTACTGAGAACAAGGTTCAGATTGATTATACGCATTACATTACGAATCAGTTGATGAAGCCGCTCCAACAGTTATTTGGATTGGCTGTAGAAGATATTTGGACAATGCAGAAAAAGATGTCTGCTATCAAAAATTATCGCAAAGATGTGAAACAGTTGGACATTGAATGTGGCGGTGACTTGGAATTATTTATGAAGAAGCGAGAGAAAATTAGTAGTGCGAAAATCAAAGTGTTGTTGTTTGATAAAATTCTAGAAACAATTTATAATCGCAAGAACAAGATTCAAACGCTAGACCGGTTCTTTACATCAGCGAAGTAAACACATATCTATGTTCGCATTATAAGTCATATTATGTCAATTCTATAAATAACATAATATAGTGATTGTATTCTCTCATTCGTGTCTATATTTTTATTGTCTTTGTATTAGTCCAACTACACGTTCCTTACTTTACGACCGATTGAAACGCGAATATTAAATGATTCAGTCCGTTCACAATTGCGTATTAAATGACATATCTGTGCGACGAATTTCATAGTTCATAATAATCTGAAATGGATTCATACTTACGTCTTCTATTTCATCAGTTTCATCTATGATAGATGATTCCGTGTCGCTGTTTTCTCTTTCATCTGCTTCTTCTTCACTTGCTCGCATTGAAGCCGATTCTTCACAATACGTACACCGTGTGCCGTATTCTTGTAGAGTTCGCCGACATGTTCTACAACGCGCATTGTAATTTCGTATATCATAACGACATATCGGGCAACGAACATTTCCTTCAAACCAACGATTGATGCCTTCTTGACTAAACACGTGTCCGCAATATGTGATTTGCGTCAACAATTGTTGTTCTTCAAACGGTTCTAATGTAATGGGACAATTATGACTTAAAATGCGAGTGTTGTCTGAGTGATAGATAATCGGTCTGGTTGCGTTAGTAATTTGTTCCGGTGATGGACGGACAATCACGTTTTCCATACTGGTGGTTGTAAATGGCATACTCTGAAGCAATATAT